ATCGGTGTATTCAACAACATCATTCTTCGGGGTAACAGTCATCACACTCTCCAAGGTAAGGTAACGTTATGCGCATATACGTGTAGGCTATGCGTTAGCCCATCTTTGCACTTTATCAGGGTACCGGTTCGTAGTCATATGTTGGAAGGACGTCAAAAACAAAAGATACGATGCGCTTGACGCCGATGGATGCTGCTTGCGGAACGTTGTCACCAATACAGAAGGTGGTTTCCTTTTGTGTAATCGGGTAAATAGCTTTGAAAGGCAGTGAACCATTCGCAAGGTCCACCGTGTACCAGCGGAGGAACTCTTCGTACTGCGCATGCGTAAAGATCATTTCGCAGGTAAGCGTATCGACGCGAGCAGAATTGTTTGGCCGCATCAGCGGACGCCCATTTCTCTCCGGCCGAAAACGTACACGGTTATCTCCGACATTTTCAGTAAAGGAACGTGCTAGCGGTGCAAATGGAAAAAGATGTGTCGGCCAATCTACGGCATTAGCGCTCATTACCGCCTCCTGGCTGAACGGGTTAGGCCATACGCAGTTTCAAAGCCGCGAAGCCTTCCACCAACAGCCCCTTCGTTAACCGTGTGGATGATGAAGTTCGTAATTTGATCATTGCTGCCCTGGCCCTGATCTGATTCCACCGTTTCACCCGGCTGTGTTTGAATATTGACATACACCGGAGACACCACAACGTTGGAACCGCCTCCGCCGCCAGGCCTGAAAGACTGCGGCAACTGGTTCGGATCTGCAAAAGCTTGCGCACCTGCGCCACCGCCCCAGATAGGTTCTGGACCATTTTCACCCGCAATATACCATTTACCAACCGACAGTGGCCCGCCCTTTGCTTTGCCGCCCCCGAACAAGTCAGTCAGCAACGACCCAAGCCCACCACCCGTGGGAGCGGTACCTTCACCAAAAATTGCGTTCCTGATCGGGTTAAGGATTGACAGCTTGAGCATATCCTTCAAAATCTCAACTGTAACAGCCTTAATCAGGTCGCCAAAGTTTGCCCATGCTTTCTCACCAGCCGCCAGGTTATCAATCATCTGATCCAGTGCACGCTCACTAAGGTTGTTGAGGGCACTTTCAATACGCTCTATCTCATCGACAGACAAGCCGAGCTCTTTGCCCTTGAGCCTCTCCAGAGCAATGCGGTAATTGTCGACAAGTTGTGCAATGGTTGCTAAAGGTACATTAGCGTTTAGCAGCTCATTGCGGAAATCTTCGACAGAGTCATTGATTTCCAGCTGCATCTCAAGAAACTGCCTACGTTCAGGCATATCAGACAAAACGGACAGGCGTTGCTTAAGGCTGGCAATATCCTTCTCTGCCTGCTCAATAGCGGGAGTAGGCTTAACGTTCGACAGATCTTCTAGCGCCGCGCGATAGGCCTGTACCAGGCCAGTAGTAGTATCTTGAGCAATACCTGCCTTAATCAGGCGGGTTTCAAAATCACTGACAGCTTTGTTAATCTCAAGCTGTTCCTCTGCGTAACTACGCATACCTTCCGGAAGCTTGAAGATGTCAATCTGCTGGCGCACTTCTGCAATAGCATCTCGCGCGTCTTTCAACGCCGCGGTTGCTTTATCTGTTTCGGCGGTGTCGCCACCAAACGGGTCAAGCTTTTTCGGATTCGCTTCTTCTGCCCGCTGTTCATTCCGGAGAGTTTCAAGGTCCTTAAGGGTATTGAACGCATCGTCAACCGCCTTCACCGCGGCTTGGCGCTCCTCTTCCAACTGCTTCGCCTTGTTGCCCATCAGCTGACGATAGCCTGCACCAATACCCTGCTGAGATTCCCGTTCCGCTTTTGCAATTTGCTCGTCGAGGTCCCGAACAGCCTGCGTCTTCGACAGGACGATCATTTCCTGCTGCTTAATGTACTCATTCGTCGTTTCCGACATCGCAGTCTTCAAAGACTTTTGCGCTTTCAGGTACGCCTCAATGGACTGCTGTGCACCAAAGAACGCGTCCGGAGATTCGCCCAGGAGCTTGTTCATAAGCGCGTAGCCACCGACAGCGCCAGCAATACCTGCAGCCAATCGTCCAAGCAGCATTCCCAACTGGCCCAGCGGATTGGCCAATGCGGCTGCATTAAAGCCCCACATCGCAACCGTAAGTGCGCGGAGAAGGCTCCAAACAGTCTTAAGTCCAGTAATTACAGTTCCCGCATACATGGCGCCCAGAACGCCAGTGATAGCACCAGCGGCAGAACCCAGCGTGCGGATAATGCCCTCAATGTTTGAAGTCACCCAATTTAGCGTTGACACCACGCCACGCAAAGACTTCATGTACAGATCGGAGAAGCCAATGACTTCATCCAAGCGGGTATTAAGCCGGAAGAAGGCGTTCGAAACGTTGTTTTCTGCCGCCACGACGTCCTGAATCGCTTCAGTGACATCGACACCGAGACGCTTGGCAGCCGTGATCGCAAATGCTTCAAGGGCGTCTGAAGTCAGTGCGCCCTTCTGCATAAGCTTATCAAGCTCCATGGTGGTAATACCAAGTGCTTGGGCCATAATTTGGATTGCGCCAGGAAGACGGTCACCCAACTGCTGCCTGAGCTCTTCAGCCTGCACCTTACCTTTAGACATGATCTGTTCGATCGCTTTTAGGGTACCTGCAAGCTCCTCATTTCCCGCACCCATCTTACGAGCGGCAAACAGAATGTTCTCGAAGATGACTCGGGTCGATTGCCCTTCAAGATTCGTTCCGCGAGCCGCGGCACGTAGGCGAACATACTGCTGCGCTACGACCTGGAACTGCGCACCTGCTCGGTCAGCAACCTCCATCGCATAGTTTAGTTCTTCGTTGGCAGCTTCCGACGCACCTGTAAGACCAACCATTGCCTGGTTGTACTTAATCAGTTCACGGGATGTATCAATTGCCGCCTTACCCATCTTAAAGAAGGCGAAGGCAGCTGCAGAGATACCTACAACTGTTGCGGCAGTCTGCCAATTGACTCGGTCAGACAGATTTGCAATCAGCGTCAGACGAGTCGCGATGCCTGACAGAGGGCCATGCAGAAGGATAGCAGTATCTGCGAGGCGATCAAGCGATGATCCCAGACCAGAACTGCGTACTTGACGCATCGATGCGTTAGCTTCCTGCATTCCCATACGAAAACGCTGGATCGCTGCTTGTGTCTTAATTGCGCTGCCCGCCGCCGCGTCAAGCTCTCGCCGGAGCTGTGCAAGCAACATGTTGGCAGTCTGGACACCACCAAACGACTCCCGCTGTGCACTGCCCATACGCGCAACAGCCATGTTATACCGGTGCGTTGCCAGCTCCGCGGTATTTAGAATACTGTTATGGCGTAGAATGGCGTTCTCAGCAGCTTTATGTGCCGCACTGCGTTGCCGGAGTGCGCGAGCCTCTTCCGCCGCAGTACGACGTGCGATTCGTTCGGCTTCCGCTGCCGCGCGCCTGCGTTCTGTCTCAAGCTTTTTTAGTGCCCGCTCTTCTTCGCGCATTACACGGAGTTTTTCCCGTGCCGCCCTAACAACAGCGCGTTCTTCTTCTTTCGCAGCCTTTTCTGCCGCTCGGGCAGCTTCCTTTGCGGCACGTGCACGATCGCGCGCAGCCCTTACTGCAGCACGTTCTGCTTCCCGAGCGGCTTTGGCAACTTCACGATCACGTTGACGCTGTTCGCGAGCCGCAGCGGCTTCAGCCTTCGCTGCCGCCTGCATTGCCCGCTCTTTTTCCCGCATCGTCCGCATAACGCCACGAAGCGTTACGTTAAATTGTTCCTGCGCACGCTGCATCTCAAGCGCAGAGGCGGGCCCTTTCGCGAGTGCTTGCGTCAGACGATCTACTGCCCTATTGACAGTAGCAATTTCGCGGGATGTTCCGCCAAGCGCACGTAACCGCTGATTCAGATCCGCCGCCCGCTGCGTAGCTCCAACCATCGTACGCTCTTGCGCACGCATGGCACTTTCTACTTTTCGGGCATCTTCATGCTGCGATTGTGCAACACGGTTAACCGCACGGCCAAAGCTGAGGATGAGCTGGCGAGCTTCCTGCAAACGCTGAGTATCAACGCCGAGACCGAAATTGATTTCACCCAGGTTGATCGCCATTGCCCATCCTCAACTCAATTACCTACCGACCTCGAGTCATACGACCTTGTGCTGCCCGTTGTTTCCGTGCATCCTGCTCATCTTGGATGCTGAAGAAGGCCAACCATTCGTAAAACTCGTCCATGGTAAGCTGTTCTATGTCACTAACGTCTTTGTTTCGCAGATACGCCAACCGTAGAACAGCAAACCTATGCGGATTTGCTTTTAGTCGGCGTCGGGCTTGGTAAAATTTGTGCCGGTCAGGCGCCCAATCGCTCGCAACGCTTCAAGCATATCGGACTCCATCGGCAGCGCCAAAAGGCTGTCCAGATCAGCATCGTCAAACACCCGCTCATCCGTACCCGGAACAAATGCGTATTCGATGAGCATTCGGATCGAAGTATACTGCGACGACTCTTCATCGCTTTCAGTCTCCGGTCGGCCATAGATGGAACCGATCAGCGGCTGCCGGATCTCGATTTCGGTGTCGTAGAACGTAATGCGTTCTGCTTTGGGCTGCCGGGCTGCAAAAATCTTCGCTCGAATGTCTTGACGATTGGGTACGGCTTTGGTTGCCGCCTTTGCTGTATTTTCCTGCATAAGTGCCTCCTATTACAGGGTGGTTAAACTCTTGGACTCTTGGACTCTTGTACTTTTGTACTCTTGTACTGTGTGCCGGCGACGCGCACTTAGCGGGAGGAAAAGAAGTAGTAGTAGCTTAATGCGCGTCGGCCGTTGTTGTTACGGATGCGGTACGGGCTTACCGCTGCCCTGGAAGTTGACAGTGAACTCGTTCATCACCTCAAGGCCGCCCGTAAGAGACAAGTCGGTAATGATCGCAGTACCTTCGAAACCCGTTGCGCCGTCTGGAAGATATGCAACTTCCATCGGGGTACTCTGTTCCCATGCATTCAAGCAAGCAACCACAGCAGCGTTGAGTGTCGCGCCGCTGCTAATTTCCCAGTGGAACGGATATGGGATCAAGTCATCATCGGGGACTGACAGGTTGAACGTAATGTTTTCCTGTTCAAGATCGCCAACGTCGCCCGATTGGCCGGTAGCCGACGCGCGGAAGAAACCGCGGGCTGTTACGAGGCCGCCACCATCCGGGCTAAGTTCAATAATGAGTTCCTGGCGTGCGGTTAACAGCGTCAGGAAGTCGTTCGCGGACCTATAAATCCCTTCCAGCTCAAGGGAAACTGTCTTCAGTCCGTAATCGAACACGCGGAAACCGTCGTTCAGCTTGGCGGTATCCATGCACGTCTCATCGATCGCGTTGGCGGTCTGAGTGAGGGTAAAGCCGTTGGAACAGCCAACAGTCTGAAGCGGGAGGTACGCGCCGTCGACAGTTACGGCGCCTCCAGGAGTATATCCCGAGACAAACGTAACTCGGCCGAACAAATAGTCAATGGATTCAATGTTGTTTGCGGCAACAGGGGTACCGCCCGCTTTGACTACAAATGCAGCAGATCGATCCCAGACGTTCTTGGCTGCAGCAGTTACCCGCCACGTCTGTGTTGCTCCGACCTGCGTCATTGCTTCGCCCGTCATGGCAGTCGAAGTCCCTGCACGCTTCAGCGTTGCGACGTAACCCGCAAAACCTTTGTACAACGCATTTGCGGAAACCGTCCAGCCAATCAGGCCCGGCTGCACAGACTCAAAGTTCTGGCCGAAAATCGTATCGTCGATTTCGCCTGCTTCGCTGGATAGTTCGCCAGAGTTTCCGGGAAGAGTCATCCACGTCGTTCCGGCATCCTCTGAGACTCGAATTCGTTTTGCCATTTGCTTCTCCTATGGGCCGTAATAATCTAGCGGTTCCCGGTTAGACAACGTACTTTTAGGTTGCTCCTGCAGTATCCGGAAATTGATACTGAATACTGCTCGAGCACTCGCATCATAGTGCAGGAATGCGATGTCTGCAAGCATCGTAATCCCTGACCACCATACGGTATTTGGCGCGGTTCCAATTAATTGCGGCTCCACACCAAGTAGCGCATCCTTTACGTCTTGCCCCTTATTCCAACCGCCCAGATAATCGTCTTTCGGTGACCGAATAAGTGCCTGAACGGTGACGATGTCCAAAAGCCATTTGGTATTGGGGGAAAACCCCCCTGTATCATATAAGGCCACGACTTTGTCGACATCGTCACCGAGTCTGCCAATTCGCAAAGGCCAATCCGTGCCTGTCGGTGTTTGCTTCGCAACCCCTTTGCTATTGAGATACCATGCGACACAAGCTGCAGGACTCGGACTCGCCATATCACAACCCCATAAAACGTTTATATGCCGCGCGAATCCGCGTCAAGAGTACTGGCATATCTTCTTTTAGTGCCTGCTCCAGAAACTTCGCACGTGTGGGCGGCGCATGCGGCATATCAAGCATTTCGTGCACAATTGCTGCGTAGTGTGGATTACCACCTTTTGCAAAGCCCATTTCCACTCGCGGAGCGCCTCGGAAAGGCGTTTTCTCTAGGTAGTATGACGAATGTAGCAAGCCGGTGTCGTAGGGCGTGTACTTTAGTGCTTTTTCTCCTGTCGGCTCGAGTGCCTCAATAAGAATGTCCTCACTGATGTTTTCGGCCTGTTTGAAAATGTTCATCAGCTCGTCGGTAATACTCTTTGTTGCCGCATTGACCTCCGCCACGTAGTGCCGCTCTGCCACGGACGAGCTTCGGGCAGTAAGTCTCTGCTTCCCTACCTGAATTTTTACGCGACGACGAAGTGCCATCAGAGCCACGCTACATACAAAGTCTTCATATTCCTAAGATCCGGGATTTGTGCAGTCTGCCGAATCTCACGAGCCTCAGGAACAGCCGTTGGACTACTTTCCGATGATGTTCCCAGCAGAAGATATCCATTCAAGTCGACATCTTCTGCAAGAAACACTTTTGCCTTACTTATTGTTTCGTCACCCGTCTTAGACAGGATCGATTCAGCTTTGCCTTCCCAACGGCAGGGGAGTTCTGTACGTGTATATGACTGAGCACCATACATATCCTTGACGCCTGTAGGCGCCCAGTACGTTGCTGTCTGTTTCAGGTTTCGATGATAATGCATGACTATATCACCCGAAACTGTGCCCGAAGGCTTTTGTTGGAAGACATTCCTGCAAGGATGCCGCATGAATCGAGTGCAAGAGCCATCTGGCCCCAACGCGACGACTGGAAGCCAAAATCTGCTTCCGAAGGTGTAGCATATGACTGGTCAGCGTCTCCCAGCTTATCGCGACGAAGCGCGCCTCCTGAGGGCGATCCACCTGCGGCAGCGGCTGAAATAGACAGGATATGGCAGGCAAGGTAGATCGTGATCCGTTCGTACCGCTGCTCAGACATCGGACAGTTAGGCCGCAGCTGCTCATTAACCAACATCAGGGCAGTATCCAATGCATCCTGAATGGCAGAATCATCCATTCCGGAGTTCGGATATACCTTTTTAATGTCGGCAACAGTTACAGCCACGACCTAAACCTGACCTATTACTCGTTGACGTTCAGCTCGCGGAACTTATCCGCGAGATTCCGGTACGCCATTTCCGAAAGCGTAACGCGAGCGCCAGGCGTGAGCACCTCACCATTCGGAAGACGGTGTTTGCCCGACACCAGAACAAATTCCCGAGGGAACTTGTTCGACGGCTTCGCCTTTGCCTGCGGAGCGGCTTCTGCGGCTTCTGCGGGATCAGCCTTTTCAGGCTCAGGCTCAGGCTGTTTTGCCTGCGGAGCGGCTTTGGGATCAGCCTCTTTCACAGGAGCCTGAGCCGGGGCCTGGACCTGAGTCTGTCCCTGCCCTTGCCCCTGGGCCTGCTTTGTCGGTACGTTTGCCATTTCTGCCTCCTAAGTTGTTAGTTGGTCGTACACTTCATCAGTTGGCTTACTGGGCCGAGAAGTGCGCGATGCCGGACTGCAGCAGGAAGTCATTCCGGATGCGGGGCACCATGATGGCAAGAACCTTGAAGTGGACGATAAAGCCGGCATGCGACTCCCACTCCACAACAGTCGGCTGCAGGCCGTCAACCATATCAACGACGTCATTGGTCATCTGGACCATGAGCACTTCGCCCGAATCCAGGTCCTTTGACATCTTGACGTCCAGGATCAGCGGGTTTTCTTTGAACCGCTGCATGATCGTCTTATCGGAGCCGGCCTTAAAGTCTGCTCCGAAGTGGACGTACGCATCCGCCGGCAGATACACCATGTATGGACCGTACATGTTGTCGGCAACAAGCGCCTCGATCATCTTGAGCTGGTCAGTGATGATGTTGTCGCCCGTCGCGGTGTTCCAGTTCGCCGTCAGGCTGTTGGTATTGCGGTTCGGGGCAGTGGTGTAACCATAGATCGGCGCAGCGGAGCCGAGGACAGTAGCACCATTGAACAGCATCGTTTCGATCTGTTCGGACACCTTGCGCGCAGCAATCGCCGCCTGCGTCGTATCGAGCGCCTGGCCGGTCTTACGGCTGGCTTCGAGCGCGCGGACGTTAATATTGAAGTCCTTGTGGACGATCGGAATCGGGAGGCTATCCAGCTCATACACGACTCGGTCGTTCTGAGACTGCGAAATGCCCGACATGGTGATGTCTGCACCATCCATGTCAGAGATCTTCTCCCACTCGAGGCGCGTCGTGCCAAGAGCGTTCGTGAGGTTGTAGCGCAGACCGGCACTGAGCAAATCAGCCACACCGCCGAGTCGGCGACGCGCAACATCAACAACGGCAGTATCGTACTGGATCCACTCATCTTTCCGGAGTGTCCCGTTTGTACGCAGGCCGTTGACGTTAAAGTTGGTCGCAAGCATCCTTGCGGCAACCGAACCGCTGGCGCTGCGGGAACCCCCACCAAGCCCAGCAACGGAATCAGTAATCTGTACGGACATCAAAATATCTCCTTGCTTTGATGTTATCTGGCCATTGCTGGTTCAGAGGATGACAACTTTGATACGGGCACGCGTTATGCCGGCAGAATTGTCCACAGCTTCAAGCGCCTGAGCAAGCGCATTACCAGCAAACACCGGAGGACTACCCGCAGGATTACCCGCAGTCATCTTACGAAGACCGCCGGTGCCATCAGACTCAAGCAAATCGCCCACGATGATTGCTGAAGCAGATGCAGCGACATTCGCCAGAACTTCAAAACCTGACTGCAGGTATTCTGCCTGCACATAGTCGTTCGTGGAGTAATTGTCGGCAATCGTTTTGCCTGCGAGGTCGTTTTCGACGGCGAAGAGCGGAGCAGCAGGCGCTGCGGCCGACGCATGACGCACCAGCTTGCCGGTCGAGTCGATGTTGAGGAGGTCACCAGGCGTAATCGTTCCGGCAGCAATTGCTTCCTTTCGAATACCGCGACCCTTGAGCAGAATCGTATTGGACATTTGTCAGACCTTTCGTCAGTATGTGGCTGTGGGTTGCGGAAAAACTTACGATGCAGCCGCTACGGGAAACGCGACGGGAGCCGCCGGAACAGCATTGTCATCGACAGCGTTTGCTCGCGGAGAAGCGACACCATCATAAGTGGGCACTGCGGCGAGTTCTGCAAGGTTTTCGAGCATCTCGATACCCATCGCCTTGAGCTGATCTTCGGAGAACTTACAGCGGCCCGAAGCTTTCAAGCCTTCGATCAGCGCAGTTTTCTTTTCGGCGTGCAGACGCAGGCCAGACTGGAAGACTTCCCGCATTTCCTCCGGCATCTCTGCGAGATACTCAGACATTGTCCGCATCTTCGGAGCAGCGGGTGCGGGAGCAACTTCTGCGTTGCTGCGCACTTCTGTCGGCGAGGCGGTCTCCTGTGTGGGTGCCGGAGCAGCTGGTTCAGTCGTGGAGTTGGCGACCACCTCAGCGGCAGTCTTCGGCGTCGTATTATCAGCCATTGGGGTAGTCTCCTTGTTGTCGTGGGGAGTCTTGGGAGCCGTAGAAGATTCAGATATGGCGAGGGTCGGCGAAACCTCGGCAAGTTTTACGGGGGCGATTTCGGTAAGCAGATTGACCTGCTCAACATCGTCCGAAAGCGTTACAGTGCGATCCGTCCCGATCGAATAGGACCGCTGGAACGTTGCATAGCAATCATTGCAATCATACGTCTCGTAGATCGCCTTTTCCGTTGTAAAGCCGATCAACCAGAAGTACTTGTGTGGTCCGATGACCGCATGAAGAGCAGTCTGCAGCAACGTACGGATATCTTTGTCGATCAGCGTCCCAGGAACAGCGTGTGCCATCAGTCGCACGATGTCGAACTGACCCGATGCTTCCGACGCGGCCTGAAACTCTTGCGCCTTACTTGCTTTGATTGCATCGGAATCGCTGTCGGCGCCAGCATCAGTACCAGTATTGCAGGTACATGTCTTTTCCTGCGCCTTGGGAGCGTTTTTGGAGGTATTCAGCTTTGTGGTCATGGAATATTCCTGCCAAGTTGTGGGGCGCTGCGCATTCACGCGAGGAGCGCCGCACCCATCTGCAATTGAGCAGGCGCCAAGGGTACCTTCGGACAAAAATGCCAGATGGTCCGGAATTACGCCCCGCCAAATAGCATAGTAAGCCTTGTTGTTGTAATATCCGGAGACCTTTTCGGCGCCCGCGAAGAGGCCTGTAGAGACTTCAACATCTTTGCCTGCACGCAAACGCTCTACAGTATCAGCAACTTCGCCCCCCAGCTCCTCCACACGAGCGAGGTCAATCCATGCTTCGGTCTTCAGCTTTGTGCCGTCAAGCACCGTATTGAATAGCTGGCCAAACGCATACTCTTCGAGGATTGCTGGGGAATTGGCTGAAACTGGGACATTGTTAATCGTCGGATGATTCATGACCAGCGGACGACCGTTCCAGCTTTCAGGGGCACGGCCAAACTCTTCGGCCAGTGCGAGTTCCGGAACGTCGGCATTCATCCCCTGCAGAACGCCTTCAACCAGTGCAATCACCGGAACAACAAGATACTCTTTGCCCTGAAACTGCTCAGTACGCAGCGGAAGGGCATCATCTTGATGTGCTCGAAATGAAATGCTTCTCGAAAGCATATTCTGTATCCGCGGTTGTATGCGTACTTGCGTACTTGCGCACTTGCGTACTGCACGCCCAGTACTTCTGGTATCATTCTTCCATTATAGTCAGACTTTTGAAAAACCTCAACAGCTACATTTTTGGTCCTACAATGTCCGGATATTTCTTAACCCGGCGCGCATACTACTCTTCGAGGGTAGCAGATAGCTGATCCAGTGCAGTAATCAGCCGAACCTTTGAGATTCGCTGTTGCTCTGCCATTTCGTGCACTCGTGCGTCGCTGTCACGCATAGCAGCTACGGGACATTTTCCATTAGAACAGTTCGGCTTTTTTGGTCCTGTAGTGCGTAATTTGATCCCGTAGCGACTAGTGCTTGCATCATGCTGTCTCGAAAAGAGTGTTGGCATGCGCATCGCTTACCTCCGCTGAGTAGGAGCGAGTGAGTCAAGCCGCATCTTGATATCGTTAATCGTTGCTGACAAATGTCCGATGGTAATCGCAAGACGATTGTCCGCCTCTATTCCCGTCGTAACTACGTCCACAAACTTCTCGGTATGCTTTTCCGAGTACTTGAGAATCGTATCAGTCAGTTCACGGTTACGATCTTTCTCGCGGAAATACAATGCCGCGAAAAACGCTAAACCGAGGAAGACGAGTAAAGTTGCAAATCCGCCTTCAACGAGAACAATATCGACCAGTTTACTCGCAAAGCTCATTAGTGAGTCCATAAGACCGCCCACCCCGAAGTGTATTCGCCGATCGATACAATATAATACCAGAAAAATTAGGAGAAGTCAAGCGCCAAAATTAAATGACACTTGACTTCTGGTAGTTTTTGTATCAGCGTTCCTCTTCCGGCCGCTTATCATCAGGATCTGGCGCGTTTTCGCCTGAACCAGTATCGGAAACCGTTGCTGCACGGGCTGCGTCTGTCTCCGCCTGAAGTACCTCTTCAATTGGCGGCGGTAGATTCCCTTTAGGAGCTCCGTAGAAGACGGGCATCTTATCGCCCGGAGCAATAACCGACCGCGCTTCTTCGATAGACAGCAGGTCTGTCTTGTTCTCTTGCTGAATCGCCAGAGCTCGTGCAATGTTAACCGCCGAACGCGCCATCTGAGCAGACGTTTGCGCACGTTCAAGAGGATTCATCTTAAACGGTTCGGGCCACGCAATGTACAAATCGCTAGGAATCTCGATGACCCCGGCGTTCTCCAGCAACTCCAGAAACGGCCGGAGTACCATCGGTTCGGCAAAAAGCGCAACACGATTGGCTACAGTAATTGCCCAGTTTGCACGATCCTGCTGGGATGCCAGCTGTCCCGCTTCAGCGCCCATCAACACGCGCTGTGGAATACCCGTATTTGCCGACAACAAGGACATCTGCACAGAAAACGCCGGTCGCGGATCTGCGACATCCGACCCGAGGTTTTTAATCGTAACGCCTCGGGTACGCATAGTCCGGCGCAGTTGATGCTGGTACTCTTCGATTTCAGCCGTTAAGTTTTCCGCATCTTCTTCGCCAAGCTCCATATCCTTGTCGACGTCGATCTGCATGCCGCGGTTAGACGCTAGCCAATACGTTTCAGCCGATCCGCCGGTGATCTTCATCAGATCATCCAGGTTATTATAGATCGATTCCAACCGGCTATGCCCAAACACCGTATTTTCAAGCGTATTGTCAGCAAGGTGCAAGACGCGAGAATAATGGACTTTGAACTTTTTACGTGCACGTAACGTTGCAGTCGACGTGCCCCGCATATTCAACTCATCGCCGGGATTCACCTCATACATTGTCGGTCGCCCAAATCGAGTACTGCGGGAGTCCGACTCATATTCCAGTACCGTAACGCTGCCCTCAAGATACGGCTGCATGTACAGGATACGACGCTTCCGAGAGCTTGGCCGAACCGGCTGATCAAGTGCCTGACCATCATCGATACCAACCACGCAGATCGCAAACGAGCCAAGTCCTGCAAAGATATCACCCTTACGCAAGTAAGGAAACGGGTTGAACTCTTCGACAAGAGCCTTCCATTCCTCCCACTCCGGCCCGTCTTCACCGATACGTAAAGCAGGCGGATCTGCCCAAGTAGCATCTGCAGGCGCATTGATGATGCGTTTCGCAACGTCCTGACGAACATAGCGCTCAACAAAATCCTTATGCTGTGGCGTCCGGTTGTATCCGAATACCGTATAAAGATCTCGTGCGCCATTAAACTGCATACCGGCACGCCATGCCCAACGCATCCGAGACAGCAGCGCTGATGTACTTGTGAGCATCTCTAAAACCTTCCGAATGTTGCGCCTGAAATACGTGCTTTGGGCCGTAGAGCACCGGTACTCTGCGCACGTTTAAGGCTGTTCGAATTTGCTGTTCGGCTCTTGCTAGTTCTGCCCCAAGTTGCCGAATACACCTTTTTACCTGTTAAGAATGTGTAACCTGCAGATGCAGTATCGACTTGGTCGTCGTGCGGTCCGGCAGGGAACTCATCGAACTCTTTAGTGAACGCGGCATTCCACTTACCAGCAACCATTAGTACTTTGCCTGCCTCTGCTGCCGCGATGAACGGCTGCGCACGTACAAGCTTTGCTTTAGTCACCGGGATACCGTCGACATCAAATTCAGGCAGTACACCAACCTTATAATGGTGTACGAGACTCTTACCTGCAGATCCGGGCTCTTGCTCAATGCGGATTTTAACACCTTCACCATCGGCTAAAGCGGTGTTCCGTACAAGCTCTTCAACCTGGCCCGGAGAATGCTGCTTTCGGACAACGTTCATAACATACGTATTACCTGTAACAGCACTATGCCCAAGCAACGTACCTGTAGTGTAGTCACCACCATCCTGAGTTGCGGCAAGATCCCAGATGCGGGCAAGACGTACGTTTGGCAAATCTGCTGGAGGAACTTCTGGAATAGTTTTCAGCCAACTGCCGTCTGAAATCTTTTTGGTCTCGTCGACAGGTTTCTGCTGATAAAGTGCCTGATAGAAGATTGTTCCAAGCGTCTCCCGTAGCTCATTCAAACGTTCAATGGGATAACGTTCCGGAAACAACGCTTCGCCAGGCTTTCGGCCAAGTAGGTCATTTTCTTCTGCTTCTGCCGGAATCTCGATGTACTCCCATTGCCCCGGGAAGTTTTGCAGAATGCGGCCGATCAAGTCGTCTGAATGCCAACGAGTCGCGATGATAATGCAACTTCCGCCAGGCTCAAGACGTGTAAATGCAGTCGTAGTAAACCAATTCCAGACATAATCGCGATAAGCGGGTGAAAGCGCTTCCTTAATTTCCTTGATATAGTCGTCAATGATAAGGACGTTAGCGCCGCGGCCGGTAATCGCACCGCCCAGACCGACCGCATACATTCCGCCGCCTTTTTCGGTGAGGAACGCTTCTACACGCGAGGCATCTTGGCGAACCCGGGTTGACAAGTCTGCCATATTGGATTCATCAAGGAAGATATCACGCACCTGGCGAGAGAATCCCGTTGCAAGTTCTGCACCATATCCTGCAAGAATTGTCTTGTATTGCGGAAACGTCTCCAAGATCCAAGCAGGTGTGTAAATCGATGACAACTGCGATTTGCCGTGCCGCGGCGGCGCAGAAATGATGATACGCGCATTGCCACGCATAATGCCTGTCGCAATCCGTGAGGCAATATACCGCAGATGCGGCGCCGGAATCCACGTACCCCGACTAATTTTGTGTGCAAATGTTGCAGGAGTCAGCTTCCAATTCTGCGACAGGCGCAGGAGCTGCTGTTTGTAGATGGGGGAGTTAAGATCAATTTGCGACATGGATTACTGCTTCTGCTGCATTTTCAGGATCAGGTCCTGCGCCAGATTGACTGTTTCCGGATTTTCCAGAAGTAGGCTGATATCATCCTGAGGACGATCTGTCGAGCCGCTATTCTGCGACACCTGCTGCATAATGACTTGCAGCGGAGCGACTTGCCTTTTACTACCGTCAGTTTCCTTCGATTCGCCGTTAGCTGGAAGACCGACTGACACGCGCTGGATCTTAACCAGCTTCTCCAGGATAAGAATTGCTTTATCCGGCGTCATCGTATCATCATCGAGCACCGTACTTTCAAGGTACGCCTCGACTTTTTGCAGCATTCGGCCAGCCACTTCAAAGTGCTTGTTTTCTGCACTGAGCATGCGCTCCAGTTTAAGTTTCTGGTGGTGCGCAACTCGGTACAGGTCAAATGCTTTGACTCGGAACCCCCAGTAGTACTGGTAAAAGTACTCGTTCAACGTACCAATATCATACGCCACCAAGCTTGAGAGCTGCCGAGCACCTCCAAGGTTCAAATATGTGGTAAACGCTGAATATGCTTCGGGCGACTCAAACTCTAACCGCCCCCAGAACGGTTGCCCATTCGGAAGAACCGGGAAGCCTTCGTCGTACAGAAGCGGTACCGTAGCAGCATCGAGGAGAGCGAAAATCTCCTGCAATGCGCTGTTGGTAGTCACTTCCATGCCTCCCGGGGCACCGCCGCTAGCGGGAGGAAAAGAAGTAGTAGTAGTTGGCTGTACCGCGCCAAGCTTCCGCAAGATGTACGAGAAGTCCAGCATATCCGCTCGATAGACATACACCGGCAGCGCATACTCGTTCATCGGAAGATTCGGCATCAGCTGCTGGATCAGCTGCCAGGCACTTGCAATACCAAGAGGGTTGACACCTCTAAGAGGGCCCTGCATTGCGAATGGCTGCGCAGCATGCGGTACAACGCCGACTGCTTCAGAATGGTGGAGTGGCGGGAGGACTTCTTCGCGATATCGCGCAGTGTCCGCGATAAACGGCGCCTCTGAAGGCCCACTGTCCGCCATAAAGCCGTCCTGCAATGTAGGTTCGTCGGACATGTTAACCTCGTTACTCGCACTACATGGGCGACCGATATTCTATCTTACCAGATTCACTATGTGTAGTCAACCGAAAAATAATGGTCACCTTAGGCACCGCGACGCGTTGGAAAAGGTCAGTGCAAGACATAACCAGCATTTTGACTCTTGTGACCCCAGCAAACACGCTATATAATATAAAGAATGCAAAAGAGTGGTGTTAAGTGTAGTAGGACAGGAACACCTGTGATCGAACACTAGCACCACCAGCACTATCACTAGTACTATTAAACTAGGACTTTAACGCCATGACTAAGCGACAGGACCGCAGTTCCGAAGAATACGTTCAGCGCCTTTCAGAAGTAGAAGGTATGCCTGCAGATATCATCGCTGGCCTCCTTGATATCCCTACTGCACTGGCAAAGAAGTCGCTGACCCAACTAGCAAATATGGGTATCATCCGCAGAGAGTATTTCGATGAGTGCCAGTGCTTGTTGTATTACCGACTACCGAAGCCAACAAACGCCTAAGTGCAGTAGAGGAGGTACACCAAATGCTAAGCTGTGCACTAGCGCTAGCATGCTAAGTGTACTTCCTCCTTCCCTGCCCGCAGATTCTTTATGCTGCACAATTTGCCGACTTTGGGTATGAAAATATGGTAGTATTTTTGAGCCCCCTGACCGCGGGGACCCCGGGTAAATAAACCCGTACCCGAAAATTAAGGGCGCAGGATTATAGCGCTTTCATACGCAAAAATCACGCGGAAAAAACTCGCGTACCGGCAAATATTTTAATTGAGGGGTCGCAGCGACTTTTATATACTCTTTGTAGTGATTAGGAAATCACACAACCAAAACAACGGAGCTAATACTATGTCTAAGAACGCACAGAAGGCCACCAGCGAAGCGAAGGTCGTTACGGTGGATGTCGACGCTCTGATGAAAGAGCACAAGACGAAGTCCGCCGTGATCCGCTACCTTTCCGGTACTGGGATGTCGCGCAGCGATATCGCGAAGACGCTGGGCATCCGGTACCAGCACGTCCGCAACGTACTTCTGACACCGCTCAAGAAGAAGTGAGGTTGTTGGTAGCTTTCCTCGCTAGCACAGTTACAGTATTCGCTGTGCTAGCGATCCTCACTATCGTGCTGCGATAGTCAACAGATAAGGTAGGAGCTGTCATAGGCTCCTACCTGTTTGTCATGTGGGGACCGGACGGGGACATGGTCGTTAGAGGCCCTCCCAGGGAACAGGGTGCCCGCTCAAACTTGACTACGTTCTTTTGTACAGGTACACCCTGCCCAGCGACATGGTACCTGACTAGGCCGATCACTTGTTATTTGTGCCTGCCATGCCCTACCATCATGAGACCTGAAAATGCCCTCTTGTGACCCCGTAGGACAAAAAGTATATACTTATTTATAACCTGAAGAAAAGGGAGATATGAAAATGTGCACTATCGAACGTGTCCGCCTTATTTACCCAGACGGTGAAGTTTCTGTTCGCGATTATGCCTTTTCGCAAATCTGCGAAATGGCCGAAGCCTTGTCGAAAGACCAGCGTAAAATCTTCTACAGTGGCAAAGAAAGCGTCATCACGGAACGCGACAGCTATTTCGCTGAGGCCGGAACAAGCCTGAAATATATGGGAAGAGTCTCTTAGTTATCTTACCACCTGCCCTAAAGTCCAGGTCCAGGTCCAGAACCAGCGTGTTTGTTTGGTTCTGGGCCTAACCTATTACAACGAAGGGACCAGGTACGTCTGACCGCGACAGGCCCTGGTACGTCCGACCGACCCAAAGACCAGAAGAACCTAGGTCGCTTGTGGCCCTCCCTGGGCGTAGGTTGCCGGCTCAAAAGGCACTAAGTTTGTTTTTGGCCCGACACTTGTTGCCGACAAAAGGTAATTGCCTAGGCCCCGCGCCTGTTATTCCGCGGGCGCCTGTGGTAGTAGGAGGAGTAGAGGAGGCCTCTAGGACTCCCTCTAGGACTCGTACCTGTTATTCTATTTGACCAAACTTGATGGTCTAAAAACGCACATTGAAAACTGTTAGTCGGCCTCAACAATAGCGCTTGCAACCAGAAGGACAATTCATCTATAATATTGGTATAGTTGATGAGAACCCGGAGCAAACAAATGTCTGCCAAAACCCGTACACAAGCACAAACCCAGGCCCAAACACAAACCCAAGCAGTAGAGGAGGCAAAGGTAGGTGGAGCAGAGGAGCTCAGCACCCAGGAGCTAGACCTTCCTTCACGGCACTGGCTCCAGAGCACATTCAAGACAAAGTCTGCAGTGATCCGTTACCTCTTTGCACAAGGGCATACAGTCAAGACGATTGCCAAGCACACTGGCTTTCGGTATCAACATGTCCGCAATGTTCTGACAACGAGTCTGAAGCGCGGGCCGAATGAACCGTACAAATTGGATCCTGCGACAGGTAAAGTAGAGGAAGCACATAATGTTGTGCCAACACTACAGTCAGCCCCACGGCAGGAGCCGGAGCCTAGCGAAGACACATGTGCCTGACCTACCGCACAACAAAGAGACAGTGATATGCCAGTTGCACAGTACGTATACCCCGCAAAGGATATGCGGATCTCTCGGAATATGCCAGTTCCGAAAAAGGTAGGAGAACTCTTCCGAGGGTGGTATGCGGAAGCGTACAAAGCCCTGAAAGTCCTCCCGCTAGTCTCAGAAGTAGTCAGGGGAGACTTCCCCGGAACCTGCCAACATGGGCGACTCTGGAAGATATCGGAGGAACCGGACATTTCTCCGCAGATGATCAAGTTTACGCTGGTCAACGATATTGGGGAGAGGTCGTATCTCGTAATCGATCGGACAAAGGATTCGTTCGGGTACTAAGTCTACCTACTACACGAAATACCTGGGGTGGTTAGGGTAATATCTAAGCACCTTAGGTATTTGGTTGGTCGGTTGCGGCCCGGGCCCAGCAATCGTCCCACTTTCGAATCCTTTTGATACATTTTGATCTGTACCTAGGGTAATACCACTAGTTCCCCTAATTAATTAGTTTTTTTCTACTTATTTTTTATTATCATAGGTGTATGATGATCTCATCTATCTTATCTCTTTTTTAAAAAAATATGTGTAAAAAAACTAATTAAGTAAGAAACTACTTTTCCCTAATGATTTCAACAACTTAGCAAATTACAACCCCCTAGTTCCCCTAGTTTCGATCTGCGCTGCCATATGAAAAATCGTGAGCCTTCCGGTAACCAACCCCTTCACTACTTACCAACCCTTTGCAAATTCCTTACTAAAAGACCAAAAAGTCCTATTAGTTCCTATAGGTCTGCTCCATAGGAACTAATAAGGAACTAATAGGGGAACTAATAAGCCGAATTTTAGGAACTAATAATATCCAAAGAACAAATGTCTTCTAAACACCGCGCAGAAGCATTGTGCTTTTTGGCGTCCTTGTGCTGTTGAGCTGCCGCGTGTTCCTCACCTACTGCACTTAAGCACCTAGGCTACCAGCAGTTTGACCAGAATTTGCACACTTGTGGACTCTTGGACGCTTTTGCTATAATATTCTTGTAAATGCGTATTCAAGCATCCTATCGGAAAAGGCAGGAAAATGAATATCACGGAAACCTCAAAGGGCATGATCCGTACTTCTCTGGTCGAGCATTACAAAGAAAGCATGAGGATGAAGCTCAACCAGCACGCGGTCGAATATTACGAGGCTTATGTAGAGTTCATGCGCGAAACGGAAGGGCAAGCGGAAGTGGATTATCTGATAGCGCATTGCGACAGCTTTCTTGCGCAGGAAATCGACAATTACCGCTGCATGGCGCGTGCGATCAACAAACATCCTATCGTTTGAGGGCAGGAAAATGCAAGTGTTAGACATTGAACATTTTGGCGGCGCATTTCGCGTGTGGTTGGCAAATTATGACGTGGAAGTATATTGCGACATTGACCGCAGCGGAAAGGTAAAGGGCGGCACATTCAAGGCGGACAGCGCCAGCGGCCTCAAAGCGGCTGAATTGGCGCGGGAAGCAATACGCGAAGAATACGGCGCAAGTTTTTAATCCATCGGAAAGGCAAGAAGATGGCAGCTTTTAACGCAATATTCCCTGGCGAGCCAAATAGGGACACCACATTCACAGTTCGTGGCGTGTGCGAATATGATAGCAAAAACCCGTGCTGGGATAATAGACCTAGCGACGTTATCGGAAAGCATTGGGGTGGAGGCACTGCTTGCGGATCATGTGTTAACGAGGCAAAAGAAGGCAACTAGTGTACCGGCCCTACACCTACTACTACTACTTTGGTGTGCGCTATAGGGGAGGCCCGGTACCAGAATGTCCGGTTGTTGAATGCAACTTGTTCGTAGCCGTTGGTTGTTGGCTGTAGAATCTTAGATGCGCCCAAAAGAATTCACTTGAGGGCATCAAGATGAAGAAATATAATTAACAATAGTTTAATGACGCTACTGGGGGCATTATGACACTTACTGCGCTCGATATCACACTTACACAACAGCTTGGGCAAACGGAAGAGTTTCGGACTATTTGTCGACTGTTTCCAACTTTCGGCCAGATGTCGTGCCGAGACAAGATTGAGTCACTTATTGTTTGGCTGCGGGATCGTGGATATGTAGGTACCGAGGTTGCAAACTACTGCGAATGCTCTCCAGTGACACTCGCACGATGGGTCAATTCGCCTCGACTAGTGACAGCAGCCGACTTTCTGAAGATTATGCGCATGGTTATTGCGCACGAAATGGCTGAAATAGAGCCTGCCCGAACACAACGAACCAAGGCACGTATAAAGCATGAGGGAGATGCTGCACGAGTCGCACATACACAGCGGTTACTACGCGAACATCTCGAAAAAGAATTTAAGCTCCATGCGGCGTGTCCTGTGCGCCAGTTCATTCAGCTAATGTCTTACTTCCGGGTCTCACGTACCCAAATTGCTGACATCTTGGAAATGTCGCCCCAACAGGTTACCAACTGCTTAGCGGGGCGACTTGTCCCTCCGCCAAGAGTTGTATTGAACCTCCACGATGCCCTTCCGCAGATACTTCCTGCAACCAAGGATACACCTGAAGAAGTGCGTCCTGCAATTGCTCGAATCCATGCATTGCTTGACCAAGCAATCGGTAACATTCTTTAACCAGGAGACTACAATGACACATGAGAACCGTTACTCGTCGAAGTCTGCGCAGGGCAAAGACGCCTCGTTTGCCGATGATCTTGCCGACCTCGTAGAAGCTGCGAACTTGGAACGAAAACTGTCAGCTGCTGTGTCTGACAAGCTGCATGCGGCAATGATTATCAGGCAAGCTCAAGAAGGTGCCCTTACGCAGCGAATATTGTCCGGCGTATTTTGGGGAATATTCTTGATCTGGCTGACTATCTGGGGCCTGCCTGCGCTGGAACGTATTGTGTTGGCTTATGCACTGGGTGAGTAATCGGGGATGGCTGAACAATCGGGGAATGGACGGATTCCATTAGAAGAATATGCCAACGAAATCCTGCAAGACTTGCCGCAGCTGTTCAAACAGTACCCAGCAGGGATCTTTACTGCGCAACTCCAGGACTTTTACGGCGAGCCGATTACGCGGACACTAAATGCGTGTCGAAAGCTTGCCAGTAATGGCAATGTGCAACTACGGCGAACAGCTGCTGGGGCATACTGTATGCTTCCTGTTGGCGTCAAGATGTTGCCTGTTTGGGAACTTTCTCCCCTACAACTACGACTGGCCACGCTGATTAGAAACATCTGCATACGAGAGAAGACAAGGTACTTAAAGTCAAACTTTAGCCAGCTTGCTCGCCAGCTGAACTGCTCGTATGGAGGGGTGCGTGCATGTGTATTCCGACTGCACGAGTTGGAGTATATAGTAATCAAGCAACCATCGAAGAGAGGCAAACAAGATATGATGCTTATTCAGGTTCTTGACAAACTGCTCGCACAGAATTTGGACAGTTGATGACTTCTTTGGGGTCATTATATAATACAGAAAGTCACGCAAAGAGGGTATAATGTCAGACACGTTGAAGAATTTCCGTCCACTACTGTCCGCGACTTTGAAGACTGCTGACGATTTTGGCAAACTTGAATTTCCTGTGGTCGCTTCTGCAAAGATCGACGGAATCAGAGTAATCTGTCATCCAACACTTGGTCCAGTGACTCGTACGCTGAAACCCGTTCCGAATGACCACATTCGGGAATTCTTGTCAGATCCGCATCTGAAGTTTTTGGACGGGGAAGTGGTGACTACCAGTGCTACTGCGGACGGTGTATTCAATAGCACCCAATCTGCCGTGATGTCCAAAGCTGGTAAGCCAACGTTTACCTATCATGTTTTCGACCATATCGGAATGGCTACACTGTCTTGCCCATTTCAGATGCGTTTCCAAGATGCAATGAATGCTGTGGAATATTGGCAGACGAAGACAGGCTCGTCTACTGTGCGGGTGTTGCCGCACACAACGCTGCTTAATTTGGAGGAGCTGGCGCAGTTTGAACTGTCGGCATTGAACCTTGGGTATGAAGGTGTAATGGTGCGTTCTCCTGGGGGACGGTACAAGTTTGGCCGATCAACCTTGCGGGAAGGCATCCTTTGCAAGATTAAGCGGTTTATGGACGATGAAGCTGTCATTGTTGGCTGGGAACCGCTACTCCGCAATATGAACGAAGCAACTGTCGATGCTCGGGGATATACTAAACGGTCTAAGCATTCCGCTAACCTGGTTGAAGATCTGGGCTATGCAGGAAAAGTGATCGTTCTAGGAATGGCCGGGCAATGGGAAGGGATAGAGTTTTCTATCGGTGCCGGATTGGACGACGCAATGCGTATGGACATCGCGACCAATTTTGAAACAAAATACCGGCACCAAACAGTTGCATACAAATATCTGCCGTATGGATCTAAAGATGCTCCAAGGCACCCAATCTGGAAAGGGCTCCGCTATGACTGACAAGATGCTGCCCTTCGTCGCGGCATGGCCGCAGGAATCCGTGAAATGGGCGATCCGCTACTCAAAAAAAGGCTGCTTCCAAATCCGCGAAAGCGTGCCTCCAACGGATGACGGAGAATATTGGTGGCGCGCCGAAGACGTGAGGTATGCGAACTATGACCCATTTGAAGAATATGAGCAAAGCGGGTCACATCTCGTTATCAGGATCAGGTGCGTCGAAGTCGTCAAGCACACACCCAAAGGCGTCATGGTTCGCGACTTACACACGGGAGACAAAAGGTTCATCCTTGGAACAAGCGTCAAACAATACGCCGTGCCAACGAAAGAACTCGCAATACGCGACCTCGTGGAAAGGAAGAAAGTTCACGTTGCGGCCGCGAGGGCCAGGCTAACTCGCGCAAAAGAACACCTTTCTGCCGCGCAGGCTCTATTGACCCCGCCGACAATGGGCGGTACAGTGTCCGACACTTAGAGGAGTAACCCATGAGCCTGCGCAATCGTTTCGTCACACCTGCACATTATCGTTCATCGGTAGTTGGTGTGACGCTCGAACCATGTCCGTTTTGTGCAAGTCACAATTTGGCCGTTTGCATGACAAGGGAGTCTCATGTTTCCTGTCTCAGTTGCGGTGCCGACGGACCCATTGGCGAAGCGGGAAATCCACAGAGCACCGCGTCAAAATGGAATAGTAGGAGTCCTAAATGAACGGCAAAAAAGAAATGGGCGACGCTATGACTGACAAGAAGCCTCTACGGCTGACAGATATTGGAATGTTCATGGAAAAGGCGGTACGCTTTCGTGGTAAAGACCTTGATGCTATGAGCTTCGACGAATTGAAGCAAGCACTGATTGAGGTTATTCGGTTAGCTAGGTCTTTTCGAATGCCTTGGCAGGAGCGGATGTTCTATGTGATTATGATGCCGCTGGACGTAGGCGGCCGCGGACCCGCCTCAATTGCAGATGGAGATGCTCGGGAAATTACGTGGGAAGTATGGGATCAGAACTGTACTTCGCATGGCACATACAATACCTTGGAGGGAGCGATGCTCCGGGCAGAAGAATGTAATGATAAGTTCGGCCATTGTATTGACGAAGGCTGTCCTCATTACGGAACGCCGCATACTCATTCCAAGACGTTTGCGTCGTACTTAACATACAAGGAAGGAAAGTAACAATGGCACAGATGGAAATCAAACTGACCCGCGATGAGGTAGAGCGCTTTATCTCTGAGGGTGTTGGAGACCGCTTCCACCTTACACGTGCGCAGCGACGGCGTACAGAATCACCGGATGGTGTTGGATTGTTTATTGGGTGGCTGGATGATGGTGGGGTACGTATCTGCATGAACGATACCGCCGAGATACCCACTGAGACGCAATCTTTGCCGTGGCAGGAGGAATAGTAACAATGGCTCGATTGGTTCGGTTAGTGCGGGATGAGAATTACCCGTACGATGCGGAGACTCCTATAACTGTGTGTCCGGATCTTGTCGATCCGAAAGTGTATGGTCCGCATCGATCGGTAACCAGTGCTCAGAAGATTCGGTACTGGGCGTTCGCAGAGGAGAAAGGCAGGGACTTGTTCTTCGAACATATGCTTGCCGGCCGCTTTAACAGAAGGAAAGACGACAATGTCAATGACAATGCCTCCGACGACAGAAAGTCCTAAGGATCCCAGGGATGCTGAACTTGATGCAACGATCAAGCTGATGTATCAGGAAGCTGCCGAACTGAATTTGGTCCGTTCGTTAGGACTAACCCCTCGGCGGTCTAGTGTCTCAAACCGGTGGTACATTCAGTGGGGTGACTCACCGTTCACTGGTGTTGTTGGGCGGGGCGATTCACCAATGGAAGCTGTGCGGGATTTCAATTCAGTCATGCTCTACGGCGTAGGCATCACAAAGAAGCCAGGCGGAGGATTTGATGACCCGATATCTTCTGATTGAACTAGCGGAGGCACTTGAAGCAGCAGAGGAGGACCAAAAGGATAGACTTCTGGCTTGGAAGGATATTTGCAAGGTCCATGCTGAACGGCGGGCGAAAACGCTTGAAGCTATGGCAGCTGCCGCAACGCCCATCAATTGGGATCTTGTTGCTGCCGGGCTTCGAATCATCTCAGTGCACGGAAGCTTCCTTAAGGGTGGGCGAGATGCTCCGGGAGCAGTAGCGGATGCCATTTTGTGGCTTCAGGTTGGCCGCATCTACAATGCTTCTGGCCAAGTAGATCCGTACCTAAATCTTTGGACTCATTATTTTGGTACAAAGACAACGCTTGATGTACAGGGAGTACGTACAAACTGTACATATGGGCGACGACCTCGTTCTGGGCGGGTACTCTTTCGTGTAGGGCTATCTGAAGAAGCCCGAGAACTGTATGACAACGCAGATCAGCCACCGGCTTCACCGTCGTACTTGTTCTCGCCGGCAGAGATCAATGCGGCAATGCATTATTTGCTGAACTTGCAGACAATAGAGGAGCAGCTAGGGGAGATAAGGCAGAAATAAGTGCGTTAACTTAACAGCAACTAGGAATGCAAACAATGGACGCAAATAAGCTACTACTGGCATTAGATGATAGTGCTGTATGGGTGTCAGCCCGAGTCGCTGAGACTGTTGGCAAGGAACTTGTGCAGCGAGGTATGTTGGTGCATGATGGAAGCCTTGGGAGTTGTGGAGAAGCCACCACGCAACATTTGTACCGCCTGACACCTCTTGGACGAGAGTACGTACAGAAGCTGAGGCAGGTTACTGAGTCACCCACTGAAACACTCCTGGACAAAATCTACGCACTGCTGCGACCGAAGTTGATGCCGATGTCCCGTGGTTCTACTGAAGCACTGTGCTTGCAGATCATTGAAGAGTGTGCCAACGCAGGCAAAACGGAATTGTAAGGAAGCCGAATGATGGTACCGGATGATAAAGATACATCTGCAGTTGCACGCACCGAAGGGGAAGATTGCGGAATGCTTGGATGTCAGGGCAAACTTGAATTCAAGCCTGTCGAAAATTGTGCGTGTCACATATTTGCACCATGTGCTGCATGTGAGCACGTTTCATTGTGGTGTCCTGTATGTGGTTGGGCGGAGGAAATGTGATGCGCGTCAACGTCACAGACATTCCGCAGTTTCAGCAGCCTGTTGTTGGAAACGTCTATCCGATCAGTGGCGGTTATGGGCGGAAGGCGGGTCACGCGATGGTGCTCATTGCGATCACCGAAAAGAGGTCATGTCTCATGCTGGTAATCGACAAGGATGGCGAACCCATCGGGGTGACATCTTACGGACTTCACGCAATCGAGGAACGGACCCCTATTGCGTTCGTTCGCGGGCTTGACGATCTGGTTTTTGAAATGGAGCCGCTTTAATGACTCGTAAAGCAGTTAAGGCTGCCGCAAAGGCGATGCTGCCAAAACTTTTCAGTGATGACATGGATTACTTGGTGCAGGTGATTCGGGTACATTCAGTTGACAAGGTGCGGAATTATTCAATCGCGTGTATGCAGCGCGCAGTTGATCGTTATGAGCAAGAGCTGTGGGTACCTGCTGAGTCCGCTTTGAAGGATGGACGATTGTACATTGTCGAAGCGGTTGATGGAGCCGATGAGACGTTCATTACGCTTGGTGCTAACTTTCTTGAGCAGACGGGGGACGATCAGTGGATTATTGTTGGCAATGGTTGGCCTGCAGGCAAAGCGATTGAGTTTGAGAACGTCATAGTTCGTCGGTGCCGTCCACTGCCATTACCCGTCGATACTGTAGCAGAGGAGATACAAAATGTCGGCGACTAAAGTGGACGCTTCGGAAACCATTGCGTTGATGGAAGATATTCTCGAGTTCTTGGATAAGTATTCCGACGTTGCCGACGGACCAGATGGGCAACCGATGCCGAATACTGCCATGGACTTAGAGATGCGTATCGGATTGCTGGTTACGCAATTATCGACCCAAGAAGCCCAGAAAGAAAGCACGAGATTTTGAATTGTGTTCATTCTATAATATATTATGGATGGATGAACAGCACGGGGAAACTGCCATGGATACGGATGTACGTGCGGCGGTCTGCGCAGCTATCATGTTAGCACTTGATGATCAGGTGCCTGAAGAAGTGTATGTTGGGAATTTCCTTGCCGACAAAGCGATTGAGGCGTATGAAGAGGCCACGCAGACAGCATACGGAAAGGTTGTAGAAGAGAACGCGGAGCTTCGTCGCCTGCTGCGAAGACTCTACGGTGTCGTAATAACATCATGTAAGGCAGAAGCTTTACGCCAAGAGACATTTTATCAGCTGCTGCGGCATTGGTCAATAACTGATTTGGCGACGCTTGCCAACGACACTGCTCGAGACGTATCGGACTACTTGGAGCGGCATGGGTTGCTGGGTGGTCAGAGGAATCGGAAATCATGATTAAGACAGTATTCAAAGTGCAGCGGCCCATTTCGACAAATGATCCGGAAAAAGCTTGGCTGTTCTACGACAAGCACAGAAAACATGAATTTATGATCCCGGAAAAGCTCGTACCTGCAGAACTATTCCATCACATGGGTAAACGAGACAAGATGTACGCACTTTGCGCGTATGATCGCAACGCCCGTACTCTTCGGTACATCGAAGAAATACCTGATGCTAACTTTTGAGGTAATGGTATGAAGTCGGTAATATTCGAAACTCCGGGGCTTTTGGACTTCAAGGCCTTAACGACATTCGGAATGTCTGCGAAGCCCAACACGGATAGCCCGATCGGGTTTTTCGGTACAGGATTTAATAATGCAATCGCTGTACTTGTACGGTTGGGCATCCCAGTGACGATGTGGATCGGTGAGACTGCGTACGTTTTCGAGAAAGAACTGGTTTCGTTTCGGGGCAAACCATTTAATATGATCGTTTGCCGAAAGCGGCATAAATCAGGATTTTTAGGCAATTTGCCGTGGACAAAAATCGATTTGCCGTTTACCACAGAACTTGGCAAGCACTGGGAGTTGTGGCAAGCGTTTCGGGAGCTTGAGGCAAATACTCGAGACGAAGGCGGTACAACGTTTGCTCTTGCGAATGTGTCTTCGCAGACTTTGCCCGACATAGGGAAAGCTGGACACACCCGAATTGTGGTTGGCGGGGATGCGTTCTATGAGGTCTATGAGAATCGGGATAATATCTTTTTGCCTAAGGATGATTTGGTACTGATTGGCCAGTCTTCCGGAGTAGCAGTGTATCGCAAGCCGTCGCAGTACTTGTACTACCGCGGACTGCGTGTACTGACACTTGATAAACCGTCGATGTACACATACAATCTGACTGCTCAGATGCCGCTGACTGAAGACAGAACGCTTGCAGGAACAAGTCTTGCACAGGTATACATTGCTAGCTGGGTTGCAGCCGCCGCACCACATGATGTAGTTGCGCAGATTATTAATGCCGACAGAGGGAAGTTTTTCGAAGGTAAGTTGGACTTCGATTACGTGATGAACACTCCGTCAGAAGCGTTCGCAGAAGTCGTAAATAAACAGCATCGACGGCGTGGGGCAGTGTCGGAAAGCGTGCAACATTATTATTCTCGATACATTGCGCCGGAGGAGCCCGCCGATGTCGAAAAGCGTCTATCAGACCAGCTGTCAGAATGGCTTGCGGATACTAGCAAAGAATTGAGCAAGGATGAGGAACTCATGTTTGATCAGATCCTCGCCGCGTTGAGAAAGTATGACTGTTAATGAAAGGAAGAGACAATGACTGAGATTACTGGCGAAAAGTTCACGGCTAAGATCATTACGGTGCATCAGGATCGTGTTGATACTGCTGCAGTGAAGGATCTGCTTGGCGAAGATGTCAAGAAGGTCATGAAGACCATTTCGATGGAGCAGCTGAAATGTTCCAGACACTCAGGTGAAAAATTGGCATTTCGGATGCCCAACCTGGCAAATGCGACGCCTGAGGGGCTTGTCGATATGCTTGGGGATATCCGAGAGCAAATCGCTGACTTGAAGAAGTTGGAAGGCGTTTACAAGGAAGCCCTCTCGGCACGGCTGAAGGATTGATCAACGGTTTTCTGCACCACATTATTCTAGTTGAAGGTCTCTTGTATTTATTGTATATTAGATAATGTGGTGCAAACGCCTATGCGTTTGAGGTAGGTGAGGTTATTATGGTTGACGGTGAAGATTTCGAACACGAGAGTCGGATGACAGACGCCGACGTTGGTGATTCTGAAAAGACGATTCGGGAACGCATTATACATGTGTTGTCAATTTATCCTAAGGTATCCACTTCTATGCTGCAAGTTGGTGTGGGTACTAGTTTAATGCCAGCATTGTGGAAGCCTGTGTTGGCTCAAATGGTTGTGGATGGTATCGTCGTTGAAGAGCGTGAATGTCACACGACTCCGACTGGACGTATGCAGACCTACACAGTTCTGTCCCTTGCCGACTAGTTTCATAAGGTAGCATCATGCCTAATCGCATGCATGAAGATTTGTCTTGGTCGGGGCTGACCGAAGACGATGTAAATGCTCGCCCCATCAGTAGTCCAGAACGTGCAGCAACAAACACCCCACATACTGTGGCGGGATATGTTTTGCCATACTTGAGCCTTCAAGGTTCTCCAGTTCCGTTCTATCGTGTGCGGCTGTTCGACCACGATCCGAAGTATAAGCAGCCCCGCGATGCTGCGAACCACGTGTACTACCCGAAAGGTTTCCTGGCTGCTGCACACAAGAGCAAGTATGTCATCATCACCGAAGGGGAAAAGAAAGCGGCTCTCGCGACGATGCGGGGTTTTCCGGCAGTAGCACTTGGAGGCGTTGATAGTTGGCGGAACCGTATTATCAGCCTTCCTGCAGATGCTGAACTGTCTTCGTCTAGTAATAAGGTGCAAGCCAGACTTCCAGCAGGAGGAGAGGCACATGAAGACTATATGTCTCCGCTGGCACTAGGTTTGCAGGACCTTATCGACTACGTAATTCGGACTGACAAAACCCTGATTATTGTGTTCGACTCCGACACATCGATGAAGACGTATACCCAGGTACAGCGTGCTGCCGCTTCGTTGGGGTTTGAGTTGCGGTTCCGTGGGATCCCGTTTGAGCGCATTCGACAAATTATCCTTCCTGCAGCTGAGCTGGGAGCAGAGAAGATTGGCCTCGACGACTACTTGATGCGTGCGCCTGAAACACACTTTCCGAAGTTGGTAGCGAACTGCCTGGCCAAACCTTCGGCATTTCCTCGACACCCGAATATCCGGGACTTTATTAATAAGCGCCTCCAAAAAGCCAAACTGTCGCGCAAAGAGACGCAGCAGATTTCTAACGCTATCCTGTCAGAGCTTGATGCTACAGGCCTACGGCTACGCAATAAGGACGAGATCCAGTCCTACTACTTTGACAAGGAGACTCTGAAACTGATGCGGGTTCGTTTTTCTGGATCGCCAGATGAACTATCCGAAAATCCATTTGGACAGTATCTGTATCGTACTTTTGGTCTTGGCGCAGCCGACCAACGGGTTGTGCAGTGGCTAGGATCGCAGTTTAATGGCGAAGCGCCGGTGATGGACGTTTCACCGTATAGAGTCTTTGCACGCCCTGATCATGTGACTGATAACGTCATCATGCAGATTTCCGACGGCGCATATGTCGTTGTTGATGCTAACGGTTTGCACATCAAAGCTAATGGCACCGACAGCATCTTGTTTGAATCAGAGCAGGTGCAAGGAATCGATGTAGAGAAGCTAAAGGCCGAATGGACTCGACAAATAGCACTTGACCATACGCCCAATTGGTGGATGGATGTACTCAATGATGTGCGATTGCGCGACAAAGATAAACAACGAGCTATCACGGCGCTGCTATTCTACGTGTCTCCGTGGCTATACCGATGGCGGGGGACCCAACTGCCTGTGGAGATGACTCTTGGTGAAGCAGGTTCAGGCAAATCGACACTGCAGGAACTTCGCCTTATGATCCAGACTGGCGATCCTCGGTTGCGTAATGCTCCACAGGATATGAAGGATTGGACAGCGTCCGCAGTAAACGCGGGCGGAATGCATGTAACTGACAACGTACAGCTATTGGATAAGCAATTGCGTCAACGCTTGTCCGACGAGCTTTGCCGTATTGTAACTGAACCGTATCCCCATGTTGAAATGCGGAAGTACTATACCAACGCTGATCTGATGCGACTTCCAGTTCGATGTGTGTTCGGAATCACCGCGATTCAGCAGCCATTCCTGAACGCGGACATCCTACAACGCTCGGTAATTATTGAACTGGATAAAGCACAGGACATTGTTAATGGGTCACTGTCTTATGACATGGCTTGGAAAGAGCAGCAACTGACTCGGTTCGGCGGGCGAGAAGCGTGGCTTGCGCATCATCTGCTCGTATTACACCGGTTTTTCAAGTTGGTGCAACAAAAATGGAACAGGAAATATTCTGCAAAGCACCGACTCATTAACTTTGAGCAGTCGATGATGCTCATGGCTGAAGTGTTTAATCTGCCGAACGAATGGATTCCGAACTATTTGATGGGTGCAACAAATGCCGCAGTAGTTAATACCGATATGGCATATGAGGGGCTGATTGCGTTCAGTGAGTACTGGCGGGTGGCTGCAATTGATCCGGTTACTAAGAAGCCCAAGCACTTTACAGTGCAGGATATCGGCAACTGGGCAATGGGAAATGATGACTACGAAAAGTGCGAGATGCTTGTAAACACCAGAAAGTTGGGGCGTTATATGAAGACGCATCAAACTATGGTGGCGACAGGTGCAAACATTGTAGAAGCAGGCACTGCCAATAACCGTGTTCGTTACAGGCTCGCAAAATAACGCGGTCAAAATTCTTTGCTAGTCAGACCATCATTTTAGCGTTGAAGGACTCCTACGCTTGCTGTATACTTATTTTTAGAGAGTGCAGTTGAGGTCACAAATCAGATCCGGTGCACCCTAAAATAGTCAGACTGATGAAGTGCCGAAATGGTTCGGCGCGGACAATTTACGGAGGCTACTATGTCGAAGAAGAACAAGGGTGATGAAGCGATGAACGAAGCCGAAGCTGCGGCGACTGTCGACGAGACGAAGACGGATGAGCGTTTTCGCACCGTGACGAATCCCGAAACCGGTGAAGTCGTGAAGCGCAAGGATTACATCCTCGAGCTCTGGACGCAGAAGCGCATGACCCGCGGCGACATCGCCCGCCACCTCACGGAGATCACCGGTAAGACGGTTCCGTACCAGATCGTGTTTGCCGCGACCAAGGGTGTCGATGGTGGTCCGGTTGTTGCGGAAGCTGCGCCGGCCGCTGACGCTTCGCAGGCGTAAGGCTGAATCGCTGCGCTAACGAGTTGGGTTCTCCTGGCGCAGGCGATTAAAGGGAAGGTCGGCCATGTAATGTGGTCGGCCTTCTTTTTTGCTTACTTGGTGGTAGGAAATGGTATGTTTGAACAGTTTTGTGCGGCAGTGAACAAGGCAAAGAAGATCCCACCCTTTACAGGAACACTTCTTGCACTTGATCCAGGGGAAACGACTGGCTGGGCAGTATTTGATGGCAGCGTTAAGCGGCTGACCAATTTCGGGCAGATCAAAACTTGGCCTCCGGAAAATATGGTACAAGAACTGGTAAAGCTGCTTGACAGTCTTCCGACTATTGATCACGTGGTGTACGAGCTGTATTCCATCTATGAATGGAAGGCAGACTCGCACACGTGGAGTCAGGTACCTACACTCCGCATTATTGGATGCATCGAAACTCTATGCATTCAACGCGGGATCCCATATTCGTCGCAGACAGCGCAAGTTGCGAAGGTCTTTTGCACGGATGACAAGCTGAAGTCTTGGGGTATGTATCCTGCTGGGTTAAAACACGCCCGCGACGCAATCCGGCACGGTACCTATTGTCTGATGTTCGGCCAAAATAATTCTCGTTGATCGCAGATGGTTGCGTAACAGCATTTTGGCACTTGTGGAACATCAAAGGTTTCCTGTATACTTATTAGAATGAATGGTGTATGGGAGACCTTTGATGGCCAAGGAATTCAAAGACTTTGATCGGAAGTATGCGGGCAGCCAAGGTACTGTACTAAAGCCACTGACTGCGAGTCAACTGCGTATAGCGGCGAATATTGTACGGTGGGGCCCACCAATGCGCAGTTGGTCTGCGGAACAGATTCGAACTGCGGTCTATGACTCGTTCGATGCGGAAGAATGGCAAAAGTTTCGAGTCGCGCTGAAAGGGTTGAGTACGCAGCACAAACTGTTTCGGTTGCTGCAGTACTACTCTGAGCACGGACAGCACGATTCGGTTACAGGTGTCGTAATTCCTGAACATATTCAGTGCCGTGTGGATAATTATGTCAATGCGTTGAAGCGTGGCGGCCAATTAGATAGCGAAGGCAATATTGTCCGTTAATTTGGACTGTTGATTGCACTGTGTGAATATTGTATAATATTTATCTGATCTAATTGGGAGCAGCTACGGTATGGCAAGGCAGATTCGACCCAGAAAGCATCGGTTGAAGGCTGGCGACAAAATCGGCCACTTCACAATTATCCAGCGTGTCCGCGATAACCTTACGACGCGGAGCCCAAATCTACGTGTTCAGGTGCGTGTTGAGTGTGTTTGCGGGAAGCGTGAGACAATTCCTCAGTACTATTTAGTCCGCGAGAACCCTAAGCAACATTGCGGGTGCCTGAACAAAACCATCAAAACGATATACAACGAGGAATATCGAATCTGGTTAATGATGCACGTACGTACTGAAGATCCCAGACATGTGGCGTACAAGCATTACGGCGGTCGGGGTATTAAGGTTTGTGCGGAGTGGCATAAGTCTCGGGGCGAGGATGGCTTCCGGGCGTTCCTCGAATATGTCGGTCCGCGTCCCTCGCCGTATCACAGTATTGACCGGATTGATAATGATTTGGGGTACCAGCCGTTTCAAGCGGATGGCGTAACGCGCCAGTTGCGTTGGGCTACTGCAAAAGAACAACGAGCAAATCAGCGGCCACCAAGCCCGAAATAATTTGCGGGTACGCGCAGCTTTTTCTACTTGCAACCTCAAGCGTTTTCATTTATATTTACTGTATAAGCTGTTGAGTGGTTCGACAGCACCTACGGAGCAAACAAACAATGGCTAAGGTACGAATTACGGCGCAGGTGGGATTCACAAAGGATGCGCGGAGGGTTGCTGGCGCACGGCGGTATGCAGCGGCTGATCGGAGTGATCCATTTGCTTTCGCGCGTGCGATGACGCATCTGAGCAATGGCATAGCGTCGTATGGTAAGAAAGGCGAAGAGCAGTTCTACGACGCGACCGAAACGCAGGAAACTCGAGTACTTCCGTCAGGCGATGGGAAACGAGTGGAATACCAGGCTACGGTGTACACCAATCGCGTTCGTCCGTAAGGAGGTAACAATGTGCCCATTCGATGAAGGTTTCGATGCGTTCCTCGCAGGCTTTGCGCAAGATGCGAGTCCATATCGTCGGAAGTCTGATAATGATGTTTCTTGGCGGGATGGCTGGCGAACTGCAAAGCAGCGATATGGAAACAGTCGCGTTCCGATAATGGGTACCAAGACAGCTTATCAAGATACGAATGTGTGTCATGGTAGTTGTGGACAAATTCCTACAGAGCATGGGCACATGAACAAGGCAGAAAGAAAGGAAAGACCTATGACCGAAAATAATAAAGCGGCAGCCTATATGGTAGGAGTTGTGTTTGAACATGATCTTCAGCCGCACAAGGGGTGGAAGCATAATCCGCGTAAAGAGTATCACTACCGGACAGATATTCCGAACATTATGGTTGGAGATACTGTTGTGGTTGTGTCACCGACGACAGGTAATACTTGTGTAAAGGTGGTCGCAGTCTATCCCGACCGGAATCCCTCGGGATACAAGTGGGTTGTCGACAAGGTTGACGAATCCGGAGCCCAGCGACGTGCGGAGGCGGCTCGCCGCGCAGCGTATCTGCGCAAAGAGCTTAATGTACGCATTGCTGAAGCACAAAACGCCATGCTGATGTCGTTCTTGGAAGCGAACAATCCGGGAATTCGTGCAATGCAGGAAGAACTGCGGCAGCTCGAAGAGCTTATCCGCTAACGGTTTCTTTGGTATGGGAGCATATTGTGGCGCGAAATCACCTGTACACGATCAAATCTACATCGGACACAACTTTTTCGGTGACCAAGTTTGACTTGGACTTTAATCCGGAAGGGGAATTGTATCACGTATCAGTGATTGGTGCAGGTAAACAGCAGTCCACAATATGCACCTGCCCTGCAGGACATCGAACGACGTGCAGACATCGACAAATGCTTGATGTCTTCAAAGAAGAGGAACGCATCGATAGTGGGTGGTTCTACCACTTCGACAAGCGTGTATGGATAGAACCGATTTCACTTGATTGACAATAGGAGGATACAATGAAGAAGTCTTTTGGTCTGGTTGGTGTGTTTGGTGCAGCTGCTCTTCTCGCAGCCTGTGCGCAGACTCCCGATGCTTTCGAAAGCGCGTGTGCGGTTTCTGTCGGCAAGCCGTCGACTCCCGCTGTCGGCTCGATTGAAGCTGGCGATACTCGCTACATCTCATGCGAAAAGCCGTCCACGACGGTTCGCTAACTGGGTGGAGCAGTTTTACCGCTGCTCCATTCTTTTTCATTCCTTGAGGGTACACAACTATGCGAAATAGTTCAGGCATCTTGTCAAACATCATTGATGCGCTAGTGCGTAAAGCGTCATCACAGACACGACAGGGGACTCCGCCGAGAAAACGGATACGAAATCGTCGCGCCGAAAAGGACGCAATGACGGAATTGTACTTCAAGCGCATTGCGGAGTTGAAGGCAGCAGAGCCCAATCCGAAGTACATGCATTCACATGCGCGGCGTAGGTATCTTGCATCGAAAGCAGGCCAGGGAAGTAATTGATGAGTATCCTTACGGGACGTCAGATACGGGAGATCTCTCCAGCGATCCTTTCTCCCTTTGTGGAAAGAAGCGTCCATCGTGGAAAGTCATATGGGCTCTCGCTTGCTGGGTATGATGTGAGGACTGACCAAAAACATACTATCCACGTCATGCCCGGACAATTCGTACTACTGGCCACGATTGAACGATTTCGGATGCCTTTGGACATCATGGGTTTTGTACATGATAAGTCGACATGGGCACGGATGGGCTTGGCTGTACAAAACACGGTTATTGAGCCTGGCTGGGAAGGTTATCTGACGCTGGAAGTGACGAATCACGGTCTTAGAACGATTACATTGTGTCCGGGGGACCCAATCGCACAGATTGTCTTCCATAAGTTGTCGGAACCTGTAGAGCATGGCTATTCGGGCAAATACCAAAACCAAGAAGCGGGGCCACAAGGGCCACGACTGGAGGAGTAATGTCACAGAAACGTCGGTTTGCGACGGATGCGGAGCTCAACGAGTACAAGATGCATGTATGGAACCACAATGCTACATACGGCAGAGTGGTCAACGCGAGGAAGTGTGCTTCTTTCATTGCAGACCATCTGGAATCGGCATCTCCTGATGCGAAGCAGGCTGCCCACTTTGCAGCCGCGTTTCTCGATCTGCTGGAAGAGGAATTGCGCAAGCACCGAGTTGAACCAGATGGTACCTTGGTAACTATTAAGCGGACACCGCGGAACTCAAAGGACCTAAATAATGGGTGAGCGGATCTTTCAGGAAGAAGATGTTCCTTGGTTTATTGCAAACAAGCGGTCAATGAACCTTTATGAGCCTCGTTTGGGTAAGACCGTTGTGACTTGTCGAGCCCTAGCAGCAGATCCAGACACAAAGCGTGTTATGATTGTGTCACCCAAGAATGCTTTGTACGTTTGGCGGGACCATATTATTCACTGGTTTGGAAAGCTTGTCCCGGAAAAAACTATCGATGTCCGAATCGTTCATCGAAAAGGCAGTGATGCTGCCGCACATCGCAAAGTTATGTGGAGCCGTGAAAGTAGTGCGGATATAGTGTTCTGGATCGTTACGTATGGGACACTCGATCAGGACATTCGCTATCTGAAACTACCTACGACGAAGGTTGCGTTTGATACGGTCGTAGGGGATGAAGTTCATAAGCGGCTGCGCAATAGGAAAAATAAGGCAGTCCAGCACTTCAAATGGTTGACGCGCCCTACCGTGTGTAAGCGGTTTCATGCACTCTCTGGAACGATGGCATCCAAAGGCGGACCAGCAGATTTTTGGGCATTACTCAATATGATCGATCCCCAGAAGTTCTCGTCCTACTGGCAATTTGCAAACACCTTTGTCGAATACATTGACAATGGGTTTGGGCGGGAAGCTATTGGTCCAAAAAATCTTGCACAGTTCTGGGCTTTGATGGATCGGTATAGCCGCCGCCGTTTTCGTGCGGAGTGTGCGCCATATATGCCTAAAGTGCAGCGAGAACTTTTGCGTATTCCACCGACGGCTGAACAGACGAAGCTCTGGTCAAATCTCAAGGCCGACAATTTTGCTTGGGTAGGCGACGAGCTTGTAGTAATGGCTACAAGTATGGAAACGGTACTGCGCCGAAGACAGCTGCTAACATGCCCAAAGCTCCTCAATGATGCTTTGGGGTACGGCGCAGCATTGGAAGATATTGCCGAGCGACTGCTTGATCCTGAGATGTCCCCCGAACCAGAGGATCAGCATGTCGTTATCTTTTCGGCATTTCGTCAGGCTCTGCCATATTTTGAAACATACCTGCGACAGCATGGGTTTTTGAATATTTGGCAGTTATATGGTGGAATGGATCCACAGGAGCAGGCTGATCGGATTGCCGCTTTCCGGCAGACTAAGGGTATAATCTTATGCTCTATTGCGTATGCAGAAGCTTTCTCGCTCGTACCCGCATCTCAGTGCTTTTTCATTGGATATGATTGGGATCCGAATGCGAACAAGCAGGCTGAAGATCGATTGGTTCCCCAGTCAGGACATGCGCCCATCAACTCCTACTACTACTCGTGTATTGGCATGGACGAAGATATCGCGGATGCCGTACACAACAGGAACAAGCTAATTACCCTAACCTTGGGGAACACAAAAAACGTCCGGCTATAAGGTTGAACAGCCTGACCATAGTTTGACCATAATTTGCATTCTTGTGACCACCAGGACCTTTTTGCTAATATATTGTATAAGATGAAAAGAACCACGGAGCACAAAAATGTCTAATCGCAAGGTTGCTGAGTTTCGCGACACCACAAACGATGCGGTCTCTAAGGTGTACTACGATCCGGAATACAAAGAGTACATTGTCCGGTTTTACAATTCTGCTGGCACGTGGATGGATGACGCGGACTATTTCACCAACGACAAGGAAGATGCGCTGAACACAGCTGGCATTGAACATCCTGATATCGTTCGGGTATCGTAGGAGGTGCGAACATGTTCAACGGTGGGGTAATTTTCCTCCGGGTGATCGCCGCAGCAGTGTTTTGTGGATGGCTCTGGATCGTCGTATCTATTCTGTTGGCGCCGGCAGCGGAACAGATTTGCATGGAAACACAATCCCGGAGTACATGCGTCCACACTCTTCGGTGAGGACAAATTGAATTCGAATTCGTGGCGTGTTCGTCAGGGTGCTCCCAGGTGAGGATACCTCGCCCAACTTAGAGGCTTCTTCGGAAGCCTCTCTTTTTGCCCGTTGATGACCATCAAGAGTATTTGCTATAATTAAGCATACAACAGAGGAGTACACACCATGACGACTAGTTCACTTTATAACCGGATCAAGGAACTGTGGGAGGCCGCTGGAGCAGATCTCACTTCTCCTCCGCATTTGCTTCCTGAATCAGAAGAGGCGCGGCGACTGGATGATGAACTCTGTAAGTTGATTCGGGAACATCTTCCACACTGGGAGGAGGGCATAATTTCTTCTACTGAACTGGTGGATCGCATCATTGAAGCGGCATTCACTCCTCGGGAGTTCTAACCATTGAAACCCTCTTCGGAGGGTTTCTTTTTGCCTGCGGGGTGACTAGTCGCTTGTGGCGGGCAAGGTGTGTAGGTTGTTTTTTGAAAATCCGCTACATTGGTAATTTGCCCGACAAATTGGTTCCTAAAAGGTAATTTGCTGTCCCCCCGACAATGGATATCGAAATCCACATGCCCAAAAAGTACCCAAATGACCTATCTTGAGGTCTAGCTCGATTTGTATTAAAATGTACTCATTAAAGATTGATACAGCACATGCTGATACGTTACGACATGGAGACAATATGTCTAGTGCCGACACTGATACATGGGATCCGAATGATTGGGAAGCGGATCCTCGCCCATCAGAAGAACAAGCGGTAGACTCCGCAGAACGCGTTGCAGTTATCCGCACATCGGATCGGGCGAACTTTCGTAGGTGTCGTAGGCGCTGGGGATGGAGCTCACATCTTCGTGGCAATATAGGTCCCAAGCAGAATGCTGCTCCTCTCTGGATGGGTACGGGTATCCACTTTGCACTCGAGGATTGTCATGGAGCAAATATCTTCGGACATCCGGCAGCAGCATTTAAGGCATACGTAGAAGCGACGCTTATTGCAGCTCGCCGAGACCGAAATCGACTTCCTGCTGACCTCGAAGAACTTACCGAGCTGTCTGTCGGGATGCTCTCCTATTATTGGGATGAATGGCTTGTTGCGCGTGATCCGCTGCAGACCTTCTTTTTCAATGGGGTAGCCCAAACAGAGGTCAACTTCCGCGTCGAGCTGCCCTGGGAACCTGGCAAGTACGGATACGATCGAGTCATGTACTCAGGTACGCTGGATAGGGTAATCGTGGACGAGCACGACCAACTCTGGATCCTTGAGTACAAAACGGCTAAAAGCCTTCAGACACTTCATTACAGCAATGACAGCCAAATATCCACATATTGCTGGGCTGGTAACCTCTTGTACGGACGACCAATTACAGGCGTTATTTATCAGCAGCACCTTAAAGCGCTGCCGGAGGAACCCCGGATTCTCAGTAACGGACGACTCAGCCAGGATAAACGGCAACGTATCACGCACCGGTCTCTTCGGCGTGCCATCATGAACATTTACGGCGATGTATCGAAGGCACCGCTGGACTACATTGACTTCTTGAATTTCCTCGCATCCCAGGAAGATATGGATCGGGACAAGTTTGTTCGCCGCGACCGAGTCTATCGAAATGCGCAGCAGTGCCAAGCTGAAGCGGTCAAAATCCTGATGGAAGTTGAAGAGATGCTCAATCCGGATCTGGCGCTGTACCCTAACCCAGATCGAACATGCCAGTTTATGTGTCCGTTCAATGGTGCATGCGTTTCGCTGGATGACGGATCCGATTGGCAGTACGAGCTTGATATCCTGATGGCTCCGCGCGACAAGGAATATGATACGTGGCGACAGTATTTGCCTGAAGTATCCGCACAGCCAGAGATTACCACAAATCGCTGGTAAGTTTACGTAGTTTGATTCCCGTACAATCCGATGAAAGGAAGTTCAATGGCAAACGTCTCTGCCACGATGCCCCCCGTAGCCAAAGGTCAGGCAGCTGAAGCTAACCAGCAGCCGAACCCCGCAAATGCTGATCCAACGAAATCGCAGAATGCCTTGCAGGCCGTCTCTGCACCGTTTCAGATCCAGACGTCTCACCAGCGTCAGCGGTGGCTGAAGTTTCTCGTGTACGCCAAGCATGGTGTCGGTAAGACTGAATTGGCGTCGTCAGCTATCGACGTTCCGCAGATGCGAGATGTGCTTGTGATCGATGCGGAAAAAGGTGACACCACGATTGAAGATAACCCGCGCATCAAGAACGCACATCTGCTGCACAACATTCCAATTACCACATTCAAACAGGTGGCATACATCCAGGAGTTCCTGACAGCGTACTGCAAAGCCCGCGACGAGAATAACGTGGCCAAGATGAAGCAGCTGTACTGCTCGGTTACAGGACTCGATCCGGCGCAGGTGGAAGACAAAGACGTTCCACGCTATCGTACGGTGATCCTGGATTCTCTGACCGAAATCGAAGTCTACTGTACCTACGGTATTCTGAACATCAATCCTACCAAGGTTATGCGTGATGGCGATATGGATGTCGCCGGATGGCCGGAGTTCCGTAAGAACAACGAAATGGTCAAATTGCTTGTCCGCGCTTTCCGTGACTTGCCGATGAATGTCATTTTTGTTTGTGCCGAAGCGTATACACAGGACGAACAGAAGAAGTTCCATTATACGCCTGCATTGACTGGCAAGCTTTCTGCGCAGGTACAGGGCTTTGTGGATATTGTTGGCTGGCTTACAACGGGAGCATTGCAAGAAGGGCAGATCGAAGCGCCTCGCCGCCTGTATGTGCAGCCCGTTTCTGGCGGACCCAAGTTCGATGCGAAGAATCGGCGCCCTGTTTGGCGTAATGCATTCTTCGATAACCCGTCCATGAAAACAATTATGGAAGGGACTGGATTGCTTCGTAAGGACGAAGCTTCGTAAGTGCAGTAGGGGAGGCGTTTGGGCACTGCCTTAGCTGCGTATTAGCTTAGGATGCTGTCAAACACTTCTCACTGCGTTAGGACGCTGGCTCTCCTTGGAACAATTTTCGATTAAGTTCGGACGGTTCCAAAACCCAGCATTCTTGATACACAACGTACAAAAGGAAAGTACAAACCATGGCTAACGAAATCTCTGACGATCAGTACGCGCAGACCGTATTCGAAGATGGTGGCTCGCTGGTCGTCGACCTTCAGGGCGTCGAGGAGATGAAGTTCGAAGCGATCCCGAAAGGCATCTACAATGCCGAAGTGGATCAGTGCGACTTCCAGATCTCGAAGTCTTCCGGCAAGCCGATGTTCCAGATCATCTTCAACATCACCGAAGGCGACTATGCCGGTCGGAAGCTGTACTTCTACGCTTCCTTCTCGCAGAAGGCTCTTCCGGGTACGAAGACGGCTCTGCTCCGCATCGATCCGACGATCTTCTCGACGCCGTTCAAGCCGGAAGAAGTCGCCAACAGCGGCGTATTGCTCGGCAAGCCGGTACGCATCAAAGTCAGCCATGAAGACTACAATGGCGAGGTGCGTGCGCGTGTTCAGGCAGTCCTGACGGCCGACTCAGGCGCTGCGCAGGGCGGTGATGGCTTCTTCTGAAGCTCAGACCGTTCCTGAAGGGTCTCAAGCCCTTTCACAACTCGACGAGATTGTAGGTAAGAAATACGTCACCCTTAGGCAGCTAGCTACGCTCCTAGGGGTGACTTACCAAACAGTCCTTCGATATGTCCGAGAAGACAAACTGCATGCGGTTCGTGTCGGCGGCCGTTATCGGGTGTACGAGGATGAGTTGCGGCGGTTTCTTGAGACCGGGAACAGCGAGGGTTGATCTTTCGAGGTCAACCCTCAGCCTCTAATTCTTAACTTGCAGCCAACCATAGGCGTACACAGATGCAGAAAAAAGCTTTCGTCCTTCTTTCGGGTGGCATTGATTCCACCACATGCCTTTATCAGGCAGTACACGACTTGTATTCAGGCACTCCACATGCCAAACTTATCCGTGACCTCACGGCCGAGAAAACCCCCATCGATTGGGTGGAGGCAGTTTCAATCGATTATGGTCAGCGACATAGTGTCGAACTGACTTACGCTGCTGCCACGTGCGAACGATTGAACATCAAGCACACAATTCTTGACATCGGCAGCCTGCTGTCCGGAAAAGAGATTCTCCTGTCTGCGGAATCCGGCGCAGCGATGGTGCAGGAGTCCTACGACACTCTTAAGGGTGTAAGCCCCAGCTATGTGCCCTTCAGAAATGGGCTGATGCTCTCAGCGCTCACTGCATATGTACAACGCTGGGTAAATGCCCAAATCGCCGAGGAAGAAGAATCCCTCCGTGAAATGGCTCGTGCGCTAGATGGCGACATTGTCGACTTGCGGAACTTCCGAAGCGCTGCGACGGAAAACGCTAAGGACATCGCGACGATCTATTATGGCGCGCATGCTGAAGATGCTGCCAATTGGGCGTATCCTGATTGCACGCCGGAATTCAATGGTTCGATGGCTAACGCCATTTACACAGGTTCTTACAACACTATCCGATTGGTAACGCCGCTGCAATGGATGCGTAAGCATGAGATCATTACAAAAGGCGCGAGGCTCGGCGTTGATTTCTCCCACACATGGTCGTGCTATGATCGAGGTACGGAACACTGTGGGAAGTGTCCGACATGCCGAGCACGCAAAGAAGCCTTTGAAATTGCGGGCGTCAGGGACTCGACCAAATACGCAGGAGATGCAGATGTCTGATCTGGTATATCAGTCTTCGAAAACCTACGCCCACAGTGTTGGGTTGTCATGCTGTTTTCGGCAGTGGCGTGCTGCTGGTCACTCGCACTGTTCTTTCTTGCATGGTTATGCACTCTCTGTCAAACTGATGTTTGAGTCGCCGACCCTGGACAAGCGTAATTGGGTGCAGGACTTTGGCGGCCTGAAAGAGGTGAAGAAGTTCCTCGAACAAACATTCGACCATGCGACTGTTGTTGCGCGGGATGATCCGGAATATGATACGTTCGTGATGCTGGATGCAAAAGGAATCATCCGGCTTGTTGTTCTTCCGCATGTTGGATGTGAGAAGTTTGCGGAGTACATTTATCGAGAAATCATTGCCAGATGGCCTGAAATTGGTGAGGCACTCGTCGCGGTAGAGGTTCGTGAGCATGAAGGCAATGCCGCGATGGTGTATCGACGCGACCTGCCTTCTAGCTTTGGAGCGAAAGAATGACAAAATCCGAAAAGAAAATACCTGTGGTGGAGATGTTCGGTCCCACTATCCAGGGCGAAGGTTCTGTCATTGGGCAGCAGACGTATTTCATACGCTTTGGCCTCTGCGACTATAAATGCACCATGTGCGATTCAATGCACGCGGTTGATCCTGTGCAGGTGAGGAAGAACTCAAAGTTCCTGACCCAGAAGGAAATCTTCCAGGAATTCTTGCAGCTCGCAAGCAAGCATCCAAATGGGACTCACTGGGTAACCTTTTCAGGAGGTAACCCCTGCATCCACGATTTGGAGGAACTCCGGCGGTTGCTGTCCATTAATGGGTGGCACATCAACGTGGAGACCCAAGGAACCAAATGTCCTGAATGGTTGCATTATGTCGATTCCATCACAGTCTCGCCTAAGGGACCTGGAATGGGGGAAACTACCAAGGTTGATGAACTTGATGCATTTATGATCAAGTACATGCGGCATAAAAACCTGTCGGTAAAGATTGTTGTCTTTGATCAGCGGGATCTGGACTTTGCTGCAGCAATATTCGACCGCTACGTTTACCTGCCTGCAGACAATTGTTATCTGTCGCTTGGAAATCCATATCCTCCAGGTTACATGGAACAGCACGCTCCGGCAACTCATGCAGAGCATCTAGAAGCGTTAACCAAACAGTATCGGATGCTATTTGAGGACATTCGCAACCATCTAGTATTGTCGAAGGTAAAGTTCCTTCCTCAATGGCATGTGTTTGTTTGGGGAAATGATCAGGGGTATTAATCATGCACGGCGAGTCAACAACTTCGGTACCGCTTACATCTGATGATATTGCGGACAAAATTGATCAGATGGTCGAAAAAGCCCTAGAGATTCATGCAGCGCTAGACGCAAGCAATTTCGACGAGGCGCAGGAACAACTCAATGAATTGGAAAGTGCCCTGCAGATTTTGCAGCAGCACATTACCATGAACAAGGAAGATGATAATGGCTGAATTTGCTCCAGTTTGTCCGGCGGAAGTACTTGAGGTACTATGTCGAAGGAACGTTGATGGACCTTACCATCTTCCACTTGCCCATGATGTTCTGACGTCCCCAGAAATATATGAGCGGCTCTTCAATCCGCAAGAATATTTCCGACACACGACAATCCTGGACAATTCCGTAATCGAATTGGGTGCAGCTGTAGACATCAAGACAATTGCGGAAGCAGCAAAAATTACCCGCGCACATGTGATCGTACTGCCGGATGTACTGCTTAAGGGTCCAGAAACGTTGGTTGCCTGCATCGAAGCGTTGGATCACTGGACGCAGTACTTGGAGAAGACGCTTCAGCATGACTGGGGGTTCATGTTTGTTCCGCAAGGGGCATCTGTTGAAGAATTTCTGCACTGTGCAGAAGCGTTTGCATCTTATTGCCGTGAGAAGCCTAATCGGGTGCGCTATTGGGGTATTCCACGCAATAGTCGAGACAAACTGATACTTAGCCGGTACACTGTATCTCTGCTGCTGCATAAGATTGAGCCCAACTGGAAACAACATCTGCTTGGGTTCTCCGAAGATTTCTCCGATGACCTGTTTGCCCTGACATCTCCACGCGTTACTGGGATCGATTCGGCGGTTCCGGTTCGCTGCGCAACCCTCAACATGCGCATCCAAGACTTGCACAACACCAAACTTCCGCCTCGCGGTGACTGGTGGGAAAACCCGCAACACGAGAAGTATATTGATCAGATGGCTGCGAACATCGTTCGGATGCGCGAACTCTGCCGAAACTGATCCGCAACAAGCTAAAGGGCCACCTTATAGGCCCTTTAGCAATTTGCTGCGTCCCCCCCCCCCCAGATGAGTCGGTAAATAGGTAAATAGGTAAATACATATGATCACTCCTGTGCACGTTCCATTTAAGGGCCCTGAAGATAGCCCCTTTATTATCGTTGCGGAAGCCCCAGGTGCACATGAGGTTAAAGTCCGTGAATTATTTCGGGCAGATAGTCCTCCAGGAATCGTGCTAAACGCCGCGTTGGAACAATTTCCGGCGGGCACGTTTCCGGAGCCGCGGATTATTACCGCTATCCCGCATTTTATCAATGCACGAGCAAAGAATCCAGAAATCATTGCAAATGCTGTGCAGCAAAATCGTCAGGCATTAATCGACGAAATCAAAAAGCATCCGCGTAAGGTAATCTTGACTCTTGGCAACGCCGCACTTTGGGGTGTTACAGGTAATTTGGAATACAAGGTGACTCAGACTCGCGGGAAACGTATTCTAACACCACTCGCCGAACAGGGGATTATTGTCGCAACACATCCGGCGTACCTACTTCGCGGCAATGGATCATTTCGGCAGTTCAAAGCTGACGTCGCATATGCGCTCGCTTTGGTTACTGGCCAGCCTCCCAGAGAGTTCAAAGTCCCTACGTGGACGCTGCTCGATACGGATCAGAAGGTTAAAGAGTTCCGAGAACTGATGCGTGCACATACTGGCTTGATTGCGGGGGACTTGGAAACTGCAGGTTTCTCGCATCGGCAAGACGCCGTTCTGATGGGTGGCTTTACGGTAGATGGTGAGCATGTGTATGTTGTCCCAGGAAAGAAGCGGGAATACATTGCCGCAGGAATTCCTGACCGTTTTGGTGAGGTGGCTGATATGTGGGAATCGCAAGGACGATTTGGGTGGCATAACGGCAAGTTTGATATTAAGTTCCTCCGGCACCAGTATGGAATGGATGCACGAATCGATGAGGACTCGATGTTGTTGTCCTATGCACTTGATGAAACCCGAGGTGTTCACGACCTTGAAACAGTCGCGAATGACTGGCTTGGATCGCCTAATTGGAAGAAGGTGCTTGACGACCACAAAAAGAAAAAGGACTCGTACGATGTTATTCCGGAACCTGTGCTCGTGAAGTACATGGCATACGACATTGCCAACACTTTCAACCTGATTAATGTGCTTCGCCCGCTTGTCGCGGCGGATGCGAAGTCTGACTTGCTGTACACGAAGACTTTGATTCCCGGCTCGCATTACCTTGCACGTATTGAAGAGTGCGGGATGTTTGTGGATATGGAACGAGTCGAGGAAAATAGAGAAGCACTATCCCAGGAAGCGCAGAAGTATCGTGACCAGCTAAATGAATTAGCCATTGAATCTGGATATGGACCCATTAACCCGAACAGCCCTGTACAGCTCTCAAGCTTCTTGTACAACACCCTCAAGATTCCCACTAAGGATAGAGGTACAGGCGAAAAGGTACTTAACTCGCTACCTGCGCACCCAGCTATTGACCTATTGAAGAAGTACCGCAAGATTCAGAAGGGACTATCTACGTATGTGACTCCGGTTACCGAGCACGTGCAAGATGATGGCCGAGTACATCAGAGCTACTTGATTCATGGCACTGCCACTGGACGACTTGCTTGCCGCGATCCAAACTTGCAGAATATTCCGCGAGATCCGAAATTGCGTGGGCAGTTTATCCCGCAGCCGGGTTACTGCTTCATTGAGGTCGACTTGAACCAGGCTGAGTTGCGTTCTCTTGCAGCGTTGTCAGGTGATCCAGAGCTTTGCCGTATTTATGTTGACCCAAATTCAAAAGGCCTTCACGAAGAAGTCCGTGCAGGTATTTTCGGTATGCCTGAAGAGTGGTCGCAGGAGCAGCTTGAGGGATACTTCCGTCGTTGGTATACATCAGATCTTGACCGAGTGCTTGAAGAGCAGAAGATGCGTGCGAAGAACACCAACTTCGGCATTATCTACGGTATTACTGCAGTCGGGCTTGCAGAGCAGATTGAAGGCTCGCCGCTTGAAGCCCAACACATGCTGACAACATGGGCAAAGAAGTTTCCTGGTGCATGGGGATTTATTCAGGCTTGTCGAAGTGCCCCTGTACGTGGACAGAATCTAGTTACGGTGTTTGGGCATAAGAAACGGTTTGGCGTCGTAACACCCGAGATCCTTGGAGCGATGCAGAATGAAGCAGCCAACTTCCCGCATCAGTCCACTGCGTCAACGGTTACACTACATGGAGGCATGGAGATTCAGGAGCGTTTGCGCGACGAGTACGATACTCGAATCGTAAATACTGTCCATGACTCTTTGTTGCTGGAAGCGCCGCTGAACAAAACGATTATTGACAGCGTGTGCAAGCTAACGATTGATACCCTCGAAGATATTCCCCGGCGTTGGGGAATCACACGTATTCCTTTCAAGGCGGAATCTAAGTTGGGGATGCGTTGGGGTAACTTAATGGGGAATGAGCGGTTTTACGCACTGCCTGAAGTACAGGCATTACTCGAAAATGCATAGAAAATAACCCCTTGCGCTTTAGCGTAAAATACGCTATTATAATAGATACCCGAAGATAAAGGAACGATAACCATGCGACTAGAAGAAAAGACGTTTAACTATTGGGTACTTTCACGAATGCTGAATGGAGGGAACCAACTTCCAAAACGTATGCGGAAAGGCATCACCGTTGAACGAGCATTGAAAACATGTGGAGACATCGAAGCGACAACTGATCCAAACAAACGCATTGTTATCCGAGTACAACAGCTGCGCCAGCAGATTATCCACAGTGACGATACTGTATCGTCGCGCCAACAAGCCTAAGGGGATTTCCTATGAAAAAGAAGACATCTACACGCACCACTTCTGCGCGCAAGACGCCTGCAAAGAAAGCGACCACAACGCGTACCAAGAAACCGACGACTCGCGCTCGCCGCAAAGCGGAACCGGAATCGGAATCGGGCGAGGTGAAGGTAGTGACGGGCTTTGTGCCGGGACACACGAAAGCAGATCTTTGGACAAATGCCTCTCCGGAAAGAATCATTACCGATCTGCAGAGCGTCAGCGCACCCGATGCATCTGAAGATCCGGTGAAGAGCCCGAATCACTACACTCCGTCGCCGGTGTTCGAGGTGGTCGATTTGACTAACGTGCTGAACCTCAACGGCAATCTTGCACAATCGCTGCAGTACATTGCACGCGCTGGACGTAAGGGTGAAAAGGGCAATGTGAATATTTACTGCCAGGAGTTGGAAAAGGCGATCCAGTTCCTGACATTTGAGTTGCGCCGTGTACGTGGTGAGCCTGTTTCGGACACCCTTCGGAAGTTCGTCGCATGGCCTGAGAAATAGCCTGCCTGCCGCCACACGCTTGGCGGAGGGGAAAGAACAGAAGTAGTAGTAGTAGGAAAGGAACTTTAGATGAATACGTCCTTTGAGTTGGGACAGCAGATTCAGACGTTGCTGAGGGCAAAAGGCATTGAAACTCCCATGGTTGCCGAGCGGAATGATGCAGAGCGGAATGATGCGGGCATCTCAGCAACCATACAAGATGCGCAGTACCACATCATGGAAGCTCTCGGGCTGGATATGGAGGATGACAGTCTGCGGGATACGCCGAAACGTGTAGCCAAAATGTACACGCAGGAAGTCTTCACTGGGCTTGATTACCGCAACTTCCCGAAGTGTACGACCGTCGAGAACAAGATGGGTTATGACGAAGTCATAGCTGTCCGTGCTCAGGTCAATTCCATCTGCGAACACCACTTTGTGCCGTTTGTGGGTACTGCGCATATTGCGTATATCCCGAAGGATTACGTCCTTGGGTTGAGCAAATTCAACCGGGTTACGGACTTCTTCTCTCGCCGTCCGCAGATTCAGGAACGGTTGACTGAGCAGATCAGTGCGGCACTTGCATACATTCTTGAGACGGATGATGTCGCAGTGATTATCCGTGCAGAGCATTTCTGCGTACGATTGCGGGGATGTAAAGATGTGATGGGAATGACTACGACATCGAAGCTGAGTGGGCGCTTCCGTACAAACGATGCTCTCCGCAGTGAGTTTTTCGGATTGGCGCAGCTTGGAGGCAAGAATGACTAAGGTTGCCTACATCCCCTGGAAGTCTGTGGAGCATTATTGTCGCGTGGTTGCGCGACAAGCGTCCCCAGAGACTTCGCGCATCTTGGCTATTGGGCGAGGCGGGGTTATTCCGGGAACCATCCTTTCGCATATGTTGGATATACCGGTTGAGTACTTGACTCTTCAGGCATATGAATCAACTAAGCGCCGAGCCGAGGGAATAGAGAAGTATTGGACAATCCCGGATGCTGTTGCGGAACGATGCAATACGCGTCAATGTCTGGTGATTGATGACATCTGTGACACAGGGGCTCTGATGCAGTATATGCAGGATGTGGTACCCAAAGCACAGAAAGCTGTTCTGGTAACGAAACAGCCGGAGCTTGGAGTGGAATATTTCGCACCACATCGAGTGCCGCCTGACTATTGGATAGTGTTTCCGTGGGAACGTGAATACGATAGTAACAGCGCTCCGGAATAAGCATAAAGACGAGGGAGGGGAAGACCAGCCCCCTCCCTCTTTTGTTAGGAACCGCTATGCTGTGGGAGGCAACACCTCACAGCGAATCCCAACAACCCATCTGCACACCATATTCGTTGTGCTTAACTACTTGATCCTGCGTTTCGATGGTGTCTGCGCGGGAGATCGAAATCGGCCTCCATCCCGCACAATTAGTCCCGCCGCCACTTGTCGCGCAGCCGCTCAGCGGAATCCCGATCCCGCAACAGACCATCAAGGCGATTATCTTGCTTCGTACGTTTGCGTTCATTGTCGTAAGCCTCCTGAATTTGCTTTGTGACTTCTTGCATCTTACCCGCATGTTTCCCCTTAAGGAAGATTGTTGCGATGCCTGCAAGAATGGCCCCGACTGCAAGTGCCCAAAGAATCACCTGCGTTTTTATCGAAGCCCAGTTAATCAGGGAAAAAAGTTTCATTTGCGTACCTTTCGGTAGATGTAGAGTACCGCCAGCCCGATTGCAAGCATTGCAAGTACTGCCACAAGATACGAAGACATCCCGTACTCCGATGCTGCGGTTAGGGCAATAGAGGAGGCACCCGTGGCTGCTCCAGCTCGTAGCCGGAGTTTGGACATAATCGCATTACGGGTATCCGCCCCAGCAATACCATCAGCAAAGAGTGAGTTCTCTGTCTGGAAAGTTATGATGGCTCGGGTGGTTGCCGGTCCAGCGATCCCATCTACCACAAGCTCCGGCTTTGCTCCCAGCAGATTCAATGCGCGCTGGAGAGTCGCCACATCCTTTAGGCTGTTGGCTGTTGTAGGGAGGGAGAATGTCGGAGGCGTAACAGCGTTAGTACCTTCACTGCTAAGGTGTGCAAGCACCTTCGGAAAGAATCTTTGGTACGCGCCTTCCCGCTCCGCCAGACCGTTGTACCCGCCGTTAATGACGCGAGTCAGCTCACGCATGTAATTGATGTCTGCGAATTCGTTCAATTCATTGCGTGACCAGAACTTCATCGCACATTCCAGAACTTCCTCTGCAGTACCGACAGCATCCGGATCGACGTCGTACGCGTTGTAGTTGTTTCGGCCAGTCAGCTGGATCGCACCGCCACCACGATACGTCCACCCATCTCCAGGAAGATAGTTTCCCAGACGGCCCGCCATTGTGGGGTTACCTACGCCATACACGCGTTCTGCCAATGCAGAGGGTTGATGCGCAAGTACGGTAGCTTCTTCACTCGTAATTGCTGCGGAATGTTTTCCTTTGCCGAAAACTTCCAGAATCCGGGAAGCACTATACGACATATTTTCACGTACGTACTTGTACTGCCCAGACTCAACAAAGGTCTGCGCAAGAAAATGCGTAATCCGGGGAACTGTGTTGATTGCGTACTTGTCCCACAGGCCTTCACGATCTGCGCGGGCAAACGCATCTGCGTATACCTGCACCATCATCAGGTCTTTTACAATAGGGTAGACCGTAATTTGCTTTGACATTTTCGCCTCCATTGTGTAAGATTAGAGTTCCGGAGTCGTGTAGGTCTCTTCAACATCCGGATGCGACCAGACATCATCGATTTCAGTGAACCCTATACCTGCTTGTTCTGGGCACGGCTTTACGCGATAATTCTCCTCGTCATACGGGATTTCAATTCCCTGACGCACCATGGTAACATCCACAACTTCATTGGTCGCATTATCAATGATAGCGGCCTTGTATTTTTCCATTTCCATTTTATTCCTCCTTACCCAATCAGCCAGATGCGGACCCGGCCAGGCGCTCCCGCCGCGTTACCGCCCCCACCGCCACCGGGGAAAGCGCCTGCAGCAAGTGAATCTCCCCCGGCACCAGCATAAAAGCTTTCGCCACCAATACCAGTCCCGGAAGGCGTTCGCCC